CCTTAAAAAATAAAATATCTCATTTTATCTTCACTTGAATAATCGTTTTTATCGAGAACAAAACACACAAAATAAAATATAATAAAGAAATCGTGTTATTATATTTTATAATGGAAAAGAAAATAGAAAATGAAAAGACAAACGATAAATCTTGTGCAATTTATGTCGTGAATTATAAGGACGACGTTCGAAGAGAAAAAATGACCCAACGTGTAAAATCAATTGGAATGGACGCACATTTTGTAGATCCTGTATCTATACAAGATCCAAGAATTGTGGATAAACCAATTACTGATTTCGAAAAACGAAATTGGTCTATTTTTTTCCAACATGTAGATTGTATGAAACAATTTTATGAGAACACAACATATGATTATTGTATTATTTGTGAAGATGATGTCCTTCTTTCGAGAACATTAAAAACCGAAATACCCGAAATCATACATTTATATGATAAAACAGAATTGGATATATTATTGTTGAGTTATTTATGGCCTTATGAAATACCCGAAAACAACTATTTTCCGGTATTATATAAAGATACGAGTTCCAAATTCCAAATTCAAGGGTATCCAGAAGATTTATGGGGTGCTCATATGTATTTTATGTCGAGAACTCATGCAAAAACATTGGTTGAAAGATATACACCAGAATTTGCATTATTGCAAAAAGAACAAAATATACCATTTTGTACAGATTGGCAATTCACCAAATTTGGAAAACGCGGTTTATTAAATCCATTAGTGGGTGTAGAAGAAGGGGAAGTGAAAACGGACCATCAAGGACAAATCGATTTTCATAGGTCTTGTTTTGAATACAATTACAAATCCGACAAATTTTTATAAAACCATGTTAAACATGTGGGTAAAAGGTGTTAAATAAAACCCTATACAGTAGGGAAGAATTCCCAATCGAGTTCCATACAGACTTTTTTCCAAATGATGTCTTGGTCCAACTGTTTTTCTCTATCTTTCATCATAGGAATATAAGGTAGATATTGTGTTTGGTTTAATAAAACACATAATTGATATAATGTATATGTATAATTAAAAAAATTGCGACGATTGGGTGGACAATGCATCGCCCAAGGTTTTTGAATTTCAATAAAGAGAACACATAATGTTTCATGTAATTCTTCATTCATAATAGGTGGTTTAATACCAAAAATCGAATTAATATATTGAATATGTTCAAAATATTTATTAAATCCTAATTTCCGTAAAATTTCACGCATTTTATCGTAATTTATTTCAGAGTAATTTTTAATACGTTCTTTTTTAATACGGTCTCGAATTGCTTGTATAACATCATCTGGTATTTGTGTTGTTTCTTTTGCTTGGAATTGAGATAAAATTTCTTTGAAATGATTCAAACGAATATAAGCAGTATAAGATACTTCATTCGGAGGTTCTTTATTTGTAGGTTTATTCGAATCAACAATATAGGTAATAAATTTGCCACATAAAGAATTATTACAAATAAGAATACCTTCTTCATCTTGAGGAATAAGTTCTCCGATTTTACATGATTCACACACATCGGAAGAAATAATATAATCTTGAATGTTAATATAATCATTTGTTACATTTTTCCAATAATTTTGATATGTCATTCTAGATTGATTATATTTCAAAGAATTCGTATTTATTTTTTCATTATTATTCACAATTTTAAAGAAAGAATTGAGAACATTTGTATTTTTTTTATTAGAACCAGATGAAATTTCTTTTTTTTGTTCAAAATAATCGAAAATATATTTTGAATTATCCAAAAAATATTGTTTTTCCACATTTTCAAATGATTTTATTTGTTGTTGTTTTAATTTAATTTTGTCTTTTGTATCCATATATTCATCTATTTTCAATGGTTTTTTTAATGTTCTCAAATGTATTTTAAGGTTCTCAACTTCTTCTTTTAACATAGGTATTACTTCTGTATTATTCTTATTAAACATTGATAACATTTCTGTATGTTTTTCATCAATTGTTTTAGAAATTTTCATTAGTTTAATTGCATGTATGTTTTTAAATATATTTTGTGTTTTTTGATATATTGGATTATTATTCGATGTATTCGATGTGTTCGTATCAATATTGAATTCCATATATAGAATATAATATATGGATACCGATACGGGAGACCAAATACAATTTTCCAGAAGAGATTTTCAAAAAATGATATTTATCATAAACGCAGTGGAAGATGGTTGGTCAGTGAAAAAAATAGCAGATTCATATATTTTTACAAAAAAACATGAAGGAAAGAAAGAAATATTTCAAAATGAATATTTAGAAAAATTCATTGGAACAAATTTGCATATTTATAAATCGTTATAAACCCTTGAATATTAGTCTATAATTACAAGATAATTTACTTAGATATTGTGTTATAAAAATAATATATATAAATTTTAAAATTTATATATGTAGGTAAAAATGATAATTTATATAAATATTGTTATTTTCTCAAATTTTTTTCTTTAGGAAGTATATAACGTAAAAATGGGTGGAGCTTTAATGCAACTAGTCGCTTACGGAGCACAAGACGTATTCCTTACTGGAACACCAGAGATTACCTTCTGGAAAGTTTCTTACAGAAGACATACAAATTTTGCAATGGAATCAATTGAACAGACATTTTCTGGACAGGCTGATTTTGGTCGCCGTGTAACATGTACCATTTCAAGAAATGGTGATCTTGCTTATCGCACATATTTACAAGTCACTCTTCCAGAAATCAATCAAGGTTTCATTAACAGTAACACATCTGTAGCTGGTGGTGCTGGTGTTTATGCTAGATGGCTTGATTTCATCGGTGAGCAACTTGTTGCTCAAGTTGAGGTTGAGATTGGAGGTCAACGCATTGACCGTCAATATGGTGACTGGATGCACATCTGGAATCAGCTAACCATGACATCTGAACAACAAAGAGGATATTTCAAGTTGATTGGAAATACTACCCAATTGACCTATATGACTGATCCTCAATTTGCTGATATTGCTGGACCTTGTGCTGCATCAGGTGGACCAACACAGGTATGTGCCCCAAGAAAAGCACTTCCTGAAACTACTCTATATGTTCCTCTTCAATTTTGGTTTTGCAGAAACCCTGGTCTTGCTCTTCCATTAATTGCCCTTCAATATCACGAAGTCAAGATTAATCTTGATTTAAGACCAATTGGTGAATGTCTATGGGCTGTTAACAACTTAAATCTACAGACCGGTTCACTAGCAGTAACCACTGCTTACCAACAATCACTTGTTGCTGCTTCTCTTTATGTTGATTACATTTTCCTTGATACTGATGAACGTAGAAAGATGGCACAAAACCCACATGAATATTTGATTGAACAAGTTCAATTTACTGGTGATGAATCAATTGGTTCATCAAGTAACAAGATTAAACTAAATTTCAATCATCCAGTAAAGGAACTCATCTGGGTTGTCCAACCTGATTCAAATGTCGATTACTGTTCATCTCTTGATGCTTCACAGACATTATTTAAGGTTCTTGGTGCTCAACCATTCAACTACACTGATGCAATTGATGCTCTTCCTAATGCTATTCAGGCATTCGGTGGTCCAGCTGAAACAAGTGGTGCAAATGGTTTCATTACTACATCTGGTCTTTTCCAAATGGCCGGTGCAGTCGATGCTACACCAGTCAATGGTACTGCTGGTGCATGGAATAATCTTACTAGTGAGACACCATTTAGACCAAATGATGGTGCCGCAGTTAATACATCCGGTCTTTCTGATGCTGGAACATTCGTTCTTGCTGAGACCGCCCTTGATATGCATTGTTGGGGTGAGAACCCTGTTGTAACTGCTAAGTTACAACTTAATGGTCAAGACCGATTCTCTGAACGCGAAGGTTCATACTTCGATGTTGTTCAGCCATACCAACACCACACCAGAGCACCTGATACCGGTATCTGTGTGTACTCGTTTGCGCTACGTCCTGAGGAGCATCAGCCATCCGGATCTTGCAACTTCTCACGAATTGATAATGCTGTTCTACAACTTGTTATCTCTTCACCTGCTGTCACTGGAACTGCCACCGCCAAAGTTCGTGTTTACGCTGTAAATTACAACGTATTACGTGTTATGTCAGGTATGGCTGGTGTGGCTTACTCTAACTAAATTGATAATTGTATTATTTTTATATTATTTATAAATATATTTAAAATTATTTGATTTTTAAAAACAAAACCAAAAATATTCATATTATATTTATTATATAATATGATGTAAATCATTTATTTGACCCACAATAAACATGTATTAAATCATATTATATTAATGTTTGCTCCTGAATGTTCAGGGGCAAACGTTTAAAAGCATATATAAATGTCTCATGCATAAATGGAACGTTTATTTAAATTTTATTTGATTTTTGAAAATAAAAGCAAAAAAAATAATAAAAAATGACAAAATTGAATGTAAAAACATTTATTTATGAATTATCAATACAATGGAAGAATTAAATATATTTACAAAAAATCTAGATGATTTACAAAAAATATTTCCAAATACACAAAAAATCAGAATTACAGAATTTTTGAAAAAAAATTTCAAGGAAAATATTCATTTTATAATAAAACAAAATGTAAAAACGAATAGAGCAGGTGAGAATAGAGGAGGTCATAACAAAATTGACTATATGTTCACTGAAGAAACATTTGAATTAATAAAAAATACATACAATCTAAAGTATAGATATTTAACAAAAATTAATGATAATAGTATACATGTGAATATTCTTATGAATATAGAAAATCAAACAATTGGATTTATTGAAAATTCATTCAAAAATGTAATTGACGTGAGACGACAATATTCATTTGGTAAATATATAGTTGATTTGTATTTCACAACTGCAAGATTAATTGTAGAATGCGATGAAAATAATCATAAAGATAGAAATGAAAATTATGAAAAAGAAAGAGAACATTTTATATTATCACAAAAAAATACAATTATAAGATATAATCCAAATGATAAATTATTTGATTTATCATTAGTATTACGAGAAATTAATAAAATATTGTTAAAAAATACAAATATAGAATATAATCAAAATGATACATCAAATCATTATAAAGTAATACATGTTAATTTTGAAAATAATAATGTTTTTCTTTCTCTTTTTTGTTTTTAATATTTAAAATAAAAACAACATAAAGGCATAATAAGTTATATATTATAATGAACACATTAGACATCGTCAATTTAATAGAACAAAATCCCATCACGAGATTATCGGATACATATAATAATAAATTATTATTGGAAATAAAAAACAATTTTACGAATGAACAACAGCAATTATTTGTATCATCATTTTATTGTTATTTAAATTATGATGAAATAACAGATTATGTGGTTGATTTAGATAATATATGGCAGTGGCTAGGATACAATCAAAAATATAATGCAAAATATACATTAGAAAAAAATTTTATTTTAGATATTGATTATAAAAATAATTCTATCGAATCAGGAACAAAAAATCAAGGAAGAGGTGGTCATAATAAAGAAAAAATATTCTTAAACATTAAAACATTTAAATTATTATGTTTGAAATCAGATACTAAAAAAGCAAATGAAATACATGAATATTTTATTAGCTTAGAAAGAATTTTAAATAAAATTATACAAGAAGAATCAAATGATTTTAAATTAAAATTAACTCAACTAAAAAATGAAATAAATAACAAAGAAACCGAATATAAAAATAAACTAATCATAGATAATGCATTAAATAAAGAAAAATTATTATTAACCGAATATGGAACAAAAGGACCATTAGTTTATATAATAAAAGTCAAAAGTTATGATGATGGAACATATGTAATAAAAATCGGAGAAAGCCGAAAAGGGATTCATGGACGATATTCAGAACATAAAACAAACTATGAGGAATGTTTACTATTAGACTGTTTTATTACTAAAAAATCAAATGAATTTGAACGTTTTTTACATCATCATGATGATATAAAATTCAATAAAGTAACAGATTTGAAAGGTCATGAAAATGAAAAAGAGCTTTTTTTGATTGGAAAAAATCTTTCTTATAAAACCGTGTTAAAAATAATCAATACAAATATAAAACAATACGATGAAACTAATTTCGAAATGGATACATTGAAAAATCTCATTATTTCATTGAGTGAAAAAACAGTAGATAATAATTTATTTACTGAATTGATAAATAATCAAAACAAATTATTATCAATCGTCGAAAATTTGCAAAAATCCAATTTGCAATTAGAAAAAACGAATAAAGAAATCTTGGAAAAACTGAATAAACAGGAAGTAAAAACAACGACGAATTTCAATGAACCATTAAGAACAGTCGGTCCAAGACTGCAAAAAATAAATGACGAAACGAAACAAATTGTAAAAGTATATGAAACTGTTACTGAATTATTGAAAGAAAATAGTAAATATAAACGACCCAGTATTGAAAAAGCAGTAAAAGAAAATACAATCTATCATCAATATAGATTTATGTATGTTGACCGCGATTTAGACCCAAATATAATTTATGATATGAAACCAACAAGACAAATCCAAACACAAGAAGTTGGTTATGTTGCGAAATTACCGAAAGATAAAAGCAAAATATTGAATGTGTATCTAGATAAAAAAACGGCAGCAAAAATGAATGATTATGGTATTTCTGGATTAGATAATCATGTAAAAAACGAAACCTTAACAAAAGAACATTATTATATTTTGTATGAAAAATGTTCGGATGAACTAAAAGATAATTTTGAAATACCGATTTTGTATAAAGACGGTATTGGTCAATATGATAGCAATAATAATTTGGTAAAAGAACATACTTGCAAATTTCATTGTATGAAAACAAACGGAATTAGTGATAAATCATTGAATAAGGCATTAGAAAAAAATATAATGTATGATGGATATTATTACAAACATTTGGGTGAAAAACTTATGCGTTGAATAAATACACATATCATTTCCATTTCTATAATCAAGAAATATCCATCATATTTTTCAAATATTTTTCTATATCACTTTTATTTGAAGACATAATATATCCATTATCAATATTATCATCAATATTTTGCATAGTTAGTATGTTTTTATTTATATTCTTCTCAATATGTTTATTAATTTCAGCAGTATCATTAAGATTAAAAAATCCAAATTCTTTATTTTTTTGGATTTCTATATATTCTTCACGAGTTATTGTATATTTTCTCGCTTTTTTACGATTTTCTTCAATATTACAACCTAATTGAACAAAATTCACAACTTTTTTTGGATTTTTTGGATACATTTTATAATAATAATTACTTAAATCAAGTAATATTTCTTGTAATGTAAATCTTTTCTTTTGTTTATTTTCTTGATTATTATAATGTAAATCACCTAAAAAGTTTCCTAATTTGTCTAAATCGAACTTTTTATTATTTATATAATCATATAACCCCATATGGAAATATGAATTAATATCCACTTTTTCGTTTTCTTTTAAAATTATATCTATTATTGGAAATTTATCAGGATTATTGGTTAATTTTTTAAAGTATGCATTGTAATTAATATGTTGGTCATCATACAAAAACAAATTATTGGTTTTTCCTCCAGGTTCTGTAACATTCAATTCTAAATCAGATTTAAATATTTGTTTATCTTTATTTAAAGAAAAATATTGTGGGTTTTTTATAATGCCTTTTTTATTTGGATTTTTTTTAAATTTATTAAATAGATATAAAACATCCACTCCAGTTAATGTATTACCTTTTGGTGTATATTGTATTAAACGTATATTTTGAGGAACTATTATTTCATAAGGATACAAAGTTGTAACAATACCACTATGTGATACAACATAAGAAAAATTATATTTACTTTTTGGTATTTTGATTTCATCTTTTTTTCTTCGTATTTTATTAACTTTTAATGTTTGTTTTTTAATTATTTTCGGTTTCGCTTTTAGCGTTTTCCCCATTTCTAGAAGATTATATATAATATATTATAAAATATAATATATTATAATATATAATATATAAAATCAAAAAAACGTATTAAAAACACATATGAATAAATATCAAATATGTCTACATCTTATACACAAGTAAATACACAAAAACAACTACTTCTAAATAATTTAATGGAATTTTACAAAAACAAGGATAATTTAAAAAAAATGATGAATGTAATAAACGGAGAGTCCAAAATATCACTTCGTATTGTGGATTGGTTTGTTACAAATTATGCAAAAAAATACTATACAGTATATGAAATACCGCAAATAATACATGGACAACAATCTGATACACAAAAAGTAAGATTCAAAGTATATAATGATTATAAATTGAAATTGAAGGCATATGCAAAAAAGAATTTTGACCCATTTTGTCGTTGGGAAAGAATTACAATACCATATGATAATGATAATTATATGGAAACAACAATTGGACAACTCAATTTTTTTAAATGGGCAATCGAAAGTGAAATAATCGATTATATACATCAGCATTATCAAGATATAGAGGGCGATATGAATAATAGAAACAGTACATCAAAGAGATTAAAAACAATCGAAAAAGATGATAATGGAAAAACAAGGAAAAAACGCGAAGAGTTGTCTATATCGGCATGTAAATGTATTAAAAAAGAAGATGTTAAAATTATTGTTAAATTCAACTAATTATGTTTTCTATTTTCTATTTTCTATTTTCGAATAAAGATAATTTATGATTCAAATAATAAATTATTCAAATAAATAATTTATTATTGTATAAGATAATATTATGGATGTATCTAAAGAAAAATACATTATGGCAAATATAAAAATACCAATAGAAATAATCGAAAATAACAGATGTAGATTATTTATTGATTCATTACATATTGATTTTACATCCATATCTGAATTACCTGAAAGTATAACCGACCCAGTTATAAAAGAACAAACGCAAGACACTTTGCACATTTTTTTTAAAGCTATTTTTCCGGAATATTCTGAATATAATATTTCAAATGTCGTTCGTGGTTTGGACAGCGACTTAAACAACAAAGACAAACAAAAAGACTTACAAAAAGACTTGAACAAAGAAAATATATTAGAATTATATGTTGAAAATGATGAAATAAAAAAAATGAAAAAACCTACAAATATAACATTTAAAATTTATAATAAAAATTCACGAAAACAATATACATCAAAAAATTATGATAATAATGGTCGTTGATATTTAACAATTTTCATTGGATTCGGCATCACTAATGGAATGCGATTAATAACAGATAAACTTTCTAATTCTTTCAATTTTGGTTTTATTTCAGGCATAGGACTTACTAAATTGGTTGATCCAATTCCTTTTAAATAAGAGTCAATATCTGTATAATTATAAGATAGAGAAGATGGGCCCATTTTACCGGCTAACAAACCATCTCCTGCATGATTATTGGTGAATGCTTTACCATTACCTTGATTTTCATAGATTGAATATAACCGCTGACATTGTCTTCCTTTTTCTTCTGCTATATAGTTTCCTTTATCATTTTTATTCCTTGTAGAAGCCATTATATATTATATATGTTAAATATATATTATCTTTTGATTCTTTTGATTCTTTTGATTGATTCTTTTTATTGATTCTTTTTATTTTTTCATTAATCTATTTTGTAATAAAATATAATAATCATTTGTTTTTGAAAATATGTTTGGGTTCTCTATATATGAATTCCATAAATGATAAAAATCAGAAAAAAAGTCATACGATAATAATATACAAAGTCCAGTTTCTTTGTTTGTTGAAAACATTTTCGCGGATGCTAAATCATATAATTCATCAAATAATAGATTACCTTTTGTTTTTTCTATAATATTTGTCATAGAACTGTTAACAGCTGATTCATCAAACAATAATTCATCATATGTTTCGTCATCATAATTGCAGTGTTTTATTTCAGATTTGATATTTGAAATATCCATATTAAAAAATAGGCGAAGTAATTCACGATATTCTTTATTATTTGAATACATAGAATGAATTTATGTATTACTAAATACATAATATTTAATACATAATATTTATAGTATAATAAATATTATCTTGTAAAATAATTATTTTCATTTATCTTTTGCTAGACCTTTTTGTCTTACGCATTTTATTTTTACGAGAACCTCTTGATTTTTTCATACGACGAACTTTTTTAGATTTTCCCCTCTTAAGTGGATTATTACCACCCTTAATTCCCTTCATAAGTTCATTCATAGCATTACCACCCTTAAGTGGACCATTTCCACCATTAAGTGCTTTCATAGCATTTCCACCCTTAAGTCCTTTCATAAGGGAATTCATAGCATTTCCACCCTTAAGTGGACCATTTCCACCAGTTAATGGTTCGGAACTACGTGCTAAAGCACCGCTAGTGGTTACATCATTATTTAATTCAAAAGCATTTTCGGCAAATTTGCTCATTTTATATAATATAAATATATATAATTTTGAATGAAAATAATCATTTTGACATAGTTACATTATTTATTTCACGTGCAGAAGCTCCTCCACGAATCCAACCATCCATAGCTAATTCTTGAACTAAATTGGATGGATTTGTTATTTGAGAACGCAAATCATCTCTCATTGGATATTGATTATAATCCATATATGATTTTTCAGATATAGTTCCAACGCTTTTTAAATCACGTATCATTTCACCTTGTTGAAGTTGTGCCTCTAAAGTTGGATCACCGCCTCCTCTTCCTAAATAAGGAACAGTCAAAAAGGGGCGTTGGAATAATTGAAGTTTTTCTGAAGGACGTTCATTTTCCATTTTATTAAATAAATTAGATTCAACATCTATCACAGCACCTGCAACACCACCATTGCTAACAGTTATTCCAGGTTGTTCTGTAGCAAATCGCAGTTGACTATCTGAAGCACTATCACTAAAAAAATTGGAAAGTGTATATGTTCCAAATTTGGTATTTTGAATATTTTGTTGTGTTTTATCAGCCATATCTGATGTAAGACTACCCATATTGTTAAATGTATAACTATAAAGAGAAGACATAATAATATATTATATACATATTTTTTATATTTTATTAGTTAATTCAATTCGTATGTCTATCTAAATTTCTAGCACAGGCAAATAAATTTCCTTCTTTACATGATACCATACTTCCATAACAAAAATCAGCAAATCCAGCTTGGTCATTTGGTATAGTAGTTGCTGAATTAGAATAAAAAGGTTGTAAAGATTGTTCAAATACAAATTGTTCTCCTAAATCAGTAAATAATTTATCGGCAATATCTGGTTGCCCCGGATTTTGTTCTATTACTAATTGTTTTGCTTTATTTAATATTGAATCATTAATATTTTGATTAAATGCTGGTGGTGCTGGTTTTTTATTTGGATTGAAATCATAATCTGGTATTAAAACATTCGAAAAAGGATTTGTGGAGGAAGGACTATCAAATGTGTTGATAGTCTTGTTATCATATTTTTTTAAAACTTCTAAAGCCGGATTTTCAAAATTTTCGGCAGTTTTATCTTTTTTAATTGTATTTGTTTTATTTAATTCCATATTATGATAATAATGTAATAAATAAATTGCTACAAGTGTAATTGCACCAATCAATAGAATACGAAAATTGCGTGAAAATAAAAAATGAATAATTGTTAAAAAAAGAATTGTTCTAGAAATTGCATTTAGTTTTTGATTATATGTCATAGATTCAATTGGAAAAAATTCCATAATATATTCACTTTGAAAAATAACATTTGGATTATCAGACCAAAAAGGAACTAATAATTTTGTAAATTCATCACTATGTTCTCTATTATCAGTTGTATGAGACATTATATATATTAAATGTTATTTTTTTTACACCTTTACACATTAAAAATAATTACTCGACAAATATTTTGTATTGACAATATCACTAAATAATTATGATTTATACCAGTGAAGATTCAAAATAGGACGCCCCAGAGGGCGTCATTTTAAATCGTTACTGGTATCTGACCCTTTACGAATTAAAATAGGACATTTTAATTCATAAAGGGTTTAAAATTGGACATTTTGGAGTAATAATCAAGGGTTCAAGGGTTCAATAAAATTATATGCTTCTTTTCAAACATGTTTTATCAACTACAAATGTCTCTATTTTTTTATCTTGTGGAACAATTTGTATAACACACTTCGATTTTTCTCCATATAATGATTCTGTGCATCCTTTTTCAGAAAGAGGTTTTGTTTTTTTTATTTTCCTTGTTTTCCTACGTTTTATAAATTCCTTATATGATTTTGTACATCTAGAACGAAAATGTTCATAGCGTTCTCTTACCATTTCATATGTCAATCCCGATTTTTTACCTAACATTTTATTAATTAATTCATGAAGATTATAAATATATCTAGAAAACGTAGCACGTGACTTCATATCTTTCCATGTTAATGGTAATTTTTTAAAATTCTTTTTCAAATTTTTACGGCATTTACCACAAGGTAATACATTCTCTAAATTCAATATAAAGGATTGATAATGACGTTTATTTTCACATGTCGGTTCATGTGGATAATTAAAACTCATTGTATGTAAATAATGCCACATACTTGGTCCCCATACAGAAGTTAACATTCCATCTCCACTATTATAATCTTTTTCTGAAAATATCACATTATTTGACATGATGGTTAATATATTAAATTAGTACAAAAAAAAATAACACTAAAATATATTTAGCAATGTGTTTATTATAAAAATAAAATATATATATCAAATATATATCTAAAATGGCAAATCTTATTACATATGTAAATACAATATTGAAACCTTATTATAAATATATTACTGGTTTGTTATTATTAATTCTATTTATTTTAATATCAAAATTTCTATATGATACATATTTTGTTAAATATAAAAAAAATATGAATTATAAGAATGTAGCAAACGCAAAGAATACAAAAGACATTTGTTCCGTTTATTTTTTCAGTGTTGATTGGTGTCCACATTGTGTAAAAGCAAAGCCTGAATGGGCGAAATTCAAAGAAGAAAATAATAATAAAATTATAAATGGATATATTTTGAAATGTTATGATATAGATTGTACGAAGGATAATGGGGATGAAGTTATTCAATTTGATATAGATGCATCGAATGAGATACCTATAAAACCAACACCAATAAAATTATCAGAAATGATTAAAAAATACAATATAGATTCTTATCCTACCATAAAATTGACAAAAGGAGATATGGTTGTCGATTTTGATTCTAAAATAACAAAGGATACATTAACACAATTTGTGTTTAGTGTATAGATAACCATTCTTCAAGGAAACCATTCAAGGAAACCATTCTTTAAATTTATCTTTGAATTGATTTATTCCATCATATATCAAATATTTTCTATCTTCTTTGTTATTTAGAACTTGTAAACAAAAATCGAGTGTTGTTTCTTTTAAATAATAATGAATTTCGTAAGGTGCGTTTAGAGTTTTTTTTGTGGAAAAACAATCGATATTATTAATAATAATTCTATTTAATAATACATTTAGTAAATCAAAAATATTCGAGTCAGAATTGATAGATGAATTAATTGTATATTCACCACCTAATAAAATTCCGAATATTTCATCACGGTTCTCTACATTTTCGATACATTTTGAAATAGGATAATTTAAAAAAAATCCGCCATCTATATAGCATTTATTCTCTTTGATTAATGGAGAAAATAATAAGGGTATTGAACAAGAAGCAGAAATGGCTTCTAATACTTCCCAATCAGGATGTGTCTTGTATGAAATATCGACTAATTTAAATGAATTTAGTTCAGTTACATAAATATGAAATTCTATTCCATTATAATCATATAATTCCTTCATTGTAATATTCATTTCTAAATCGACTGATTTTAATAATGGAGAAAAAAAATCTACAAAAAATTTATGTTGAATTAATCCTTTTCTATCAAATATTTCGAGAACCGAACACATCGATTTTTTATAAAGAGTTTCACATGAACGATTTATTAAAAAATCTTTTACAATATTATGGTCTATTTTTAGGGAAATTATCAATCCTACAATTGACCCAACAGATGTCCCATATATAGAAACAATATCATCTGTATTTAAAAATCCACATGATATTGCTTGATAAATTATTCCAAAAGCAGACAATCCCCAAATAGAACCGCCCGAAATAACTAGATGTTTTATTTTTCGTTGATTATCGATGGCTTCAGAGGGTATATTCTCAGTGGAACTGGGTGGTATATCACTTAGTATATTTTCACTGAGTATATTTTCACTTGGTATATTCATACTATAAATAATAAATAAAAAGAATGTTTATTTTGTTTACAATAAAATATTATATATGATATAGCAAAAATGTCTTGTTTATTGTATGTAAATGATGAAGAAGCCCATCGCAAAATAAATATTGATGATTTGTATGAAAAAAAACATCAACGTGATTTAAAGCAGTTATCTATTTTTAATAAAATATTAAATAGAATACATAAGAAAATTGAATTGACAGGTAGAAATAAACGACATGAAAAACATTCATGGTTTACTGTTCCAGAATATATATTTGGAGAACCGAATTATGATCAAGGTGAATGTTTAGGATATTTAGTTAGTAAATTGGAAGAAAACGGTTTTTTTGTCAAATATATGCATCCAAATACATTATTTATATCATGGGAAAATTGGATTCCATCATATACTAGAAATGAAATTAAAAAAAAATTAGGTATTGTTCTCGATGAAAAAGGAAATATAATCCAAAAAATGGATGAAAATATAGAAATAGAAAGTCATGACCCAAATGTTCGTTTATTAAATCATAATAAAAATGTTGAAAAGAAAGAGCAAAAACAATATACATTAATTGATAAATATAAACCGACTGGAAATATGGTATATAATCCAGAATTATTTGAAAAATTAGAGAAAAAAGTTACATTTGCATAATAATGGTTCTATAAAATTGAAAATATTCTGTATAATGATTCAATCAATATAAAATATGTTAGATACAAATACAAATACAAATACAGATACAAATTCTTTAAAATGCGTTAAAAATGGAAAACATAAAAATAATAGAAATATAACATCAACAACATCAATGAAAAAACAAACACAAATTGTGGATGAAAAAATGGTTTATAAAAATACAATTACTAAAAAGAAAAAGATTACATTATCAAAATGTGATAAAGATAAATTATGGGATATTTTTGATAAAGATAATGAAACAAATGAATGTGTAACTCATGAAAATAATATTGAAATGATATATGATGGAAAAAAGGAAGAATCCGGTTTATGCAAATTATGTAGTTCTACATTAATAATAATGGAAGACGGTTTTCCAACATGTACAAATAGTTCATGTAGTATAATATATAAAAACACATTGGATTATTCTCCTGAATGGCGATTTTTCGGTGCAGAAGACAAAAACGCAAATGATCCCACTAGATGTGGAAACCCGATTAATCCATTATTAATGGAATCTTCTTTTGGATGTAAATTACTTTGTAATACAAAATCATCATATGAAATGAAAAAAATTTCAAAATGGACATCATGGCAATCTATGCCTCATAAAGAAAAAGCATTATATGATGAATTTCAATTTATTACAGTTATGGCTCAAAATTCAGGTATTCCGAAAATTTTTATAGATGATGCAATTGCGATTCATAAAGATATTTCCGAACAAAAGATGTTTAGGGGATTAAATCGTGATGGAATCAAATCCGCCTCTATTTATATTTCTTGTAGGTTGAATGGTTGTCCAAGAACAGCACATGAAATCGCCGATATATTCAGATTAGATAAAACAAGTGCCACAAAAGGTTGTTCTATGGCTGTTAATATATTAGCAAATATTGAACGTAGTATTTCACCAGAACAACAAACTGATTTATGCACTACAACACCTAGTTCATTTATTGATAGATATTGTAGTTTATTATGTATAAATATCGAATTAACCATGTTATGTAAATTTATTGCGAATAAAATAGAACAAAAAAATATAATAACGGATAATACACCTCATGCAATTGCGTCTGGAATAATATATTTTGTATCACAAACATGTAGTTTAAATATCACAAAAACAGATATTTATTTGAAATGTGGTGTTAGTGAAGTAACAATTAATAAATGTTTTAAAAAAATGGAAGTTATCAAGCATGATTTAGTTCCCAAATGTATTTTGGATAAGTATACTTGAATTTCTTGTATTCATTTTCTTGACACATTGTTTTGATTGTCTTGTGTTTTCATTGTTTATTATATTATTTAGAAGAATCCTATTTTTTTATTGTTTATAGCATTTTTTATAAAAAATCCTATAATTTAAAATATAATATTTTTATATATGTCCGATATTGATAATATTACTTTTGTTATTGAAAATGAAAATGGAGAACAAGAAATTCCAGAAGAACCAATACAAGAAGTCGTCGAAGAAGAAATTATCGAACCAATACAAGAAGTTGTTGTTATCGAAGAACAACAAGAGGTCGTTGTTGAAGAACCAATACAAGAAGTCGTTGTTGAAGAACCAATTCCAGAAGTCGTCAAAGAAGAAATTATCGAACCAATACAAGAAGTCGTTGTTGAAGAACCAATACAAGAAGTCGTTGTTGAAGAACCAATACAAGAAGTCGTTGTTGAAGAACCAATACAAGAAGTCGTTGTTATCGAAGAACCAATTCCAGAAGTTGTTGTTATCGAAGAACCAATACAAAAGGTCGTCGAAGAAGAAATTATCGAACCAATTCCAGAAGTCGTTGTTATCGAAGAACCAAACCCAAATATTACATTTGAAGAAGATTTTACTATTCCAAAAATAATATTTATTGTGCCATATCGTGATAGAAATGAACAACAACGATTCTTTTCATTTCATATGGAAAAAATAATGGAAGATTATAAAAAAACAGATTATAAAATTATTTATTCACATCAAAATGATAATAGAGAATTCAATCGTGGAGCAATGAAAAATATCGGATTCCTATATGCAAAATCATTATATCCAAATGATTACCAAAATATTACATTTGTATTTAATGATGTTGATACTATGCCATATAATAAGAATTTTTTGAATTATGAAACTGAAAAAGGAAAAGTAAAACATTTTTACGGATACAATTTTGCACTTGGTGGGATTGTATCTATGACGGGTGCAGATTTTGAAAAGATTAATGGATTTCCGAATTATTGGGCATGGGGATATGAAGATAATGCACTTCAAAGTCGTGTAAATGTAGAAGGATTAATGATTGATAGAAGTGAATTTTATCCTGTATTAGACAAAAATATTCTGCAATTAAAACACGGAATAACAAGAATTGTAAATCGTGGCGAATTTAATAAATATGCGAATGAATATAAATACAAAAATAATATAGATGGAGTAAATACACTTTCGAATATTTCGTATATATTTGATGATAACACGTCATTTTTAAATATATTTACATTTGATACTCTTATTCCAGAAAACCCTGAATTAACCCAAATATATGATATAACAAATGGAAATCCACCATTTACACCAAAAAAAACTTTTAGAAGAGGAGCTACTATGAAAATGGTTATGCAATGACCAATTATCAAACCATTTTTGCGGCATATTCAATAATATCATTTCTTAAAGTAATATTTTCATAACTATTTGTATCTAATTTATATGTCAATTGATTATTATGAAGACGGTATAATAATAATACATCAGGTAATGTATATGCAATTTGATATGTTTTTAAAATCCTTGCTAATAAATCATAATCATCATGAAAATATAGTATTCTGTCATCATTCGTTCTATAATTACCTATTTTTGAAATAGCAGATTTTCGAAAACAAAATGTCGGATGATTCATATACCAACTATATCTATTCTCATATAAATCCTTCCATGTAGTTATATGTGGATGTTTCGTTTCAGATACAAATATTTTCTTGCCATTTGATTCTGTTGATTTCGTTGATTCCAAACCACTTCCACTTTGTGTAAATAATCGAACATTTGTGCCACAAATAACCACATTCGGATTTTTATTCATAAATGACAATTGTATTTTAATGCGGTTAGGTAACATAATATCATCTGAATCCATTCTAAAAACCAATTCATTTGTGCATAATGATAACCCGATATTATACGATTTTGCTGGTCCAATATTACATTCATTCTTTTTATATACAACACGTGTAAATCGTGTAGATTTTGAAAAATGATGTAACAATTTCTCAAGGACTTCTGTATTTTCATCGGTTGAACCATCATTTATCCATACTAATTCAATGCCAAAATATCCATTTTGACATTTAATCGAATCCAGACATTCTTTTACATACGTATTATTTGTATTATAACTAGCGATTAATACTGAAACCCATTCAGCCGGTTCATATAATTCTTTTGGTAATATAACCGAGTTCATAGTATCATAACTTTGTTTTGCGGTTCCCCATTCTTGATACCCATATACTTTTTTATGTCCTTCATATGATGCACTTCCAGTAAAATGAATAGGTAAAAAACAATAACTTGGGTATATTGAAACATCCGGATATTTTCCAGTTTCCAACATTTTAGTAAGAAGAGCCGGTCCAACACTAAACCATGCACGTGTTTCTTTTATTAATTCATCTGATTCATTACTTAATATCCATTGTATAATATCAGAACATAAAGGATGTTTTGGAATAAATCCCATCGTTCCTGTTGCAATTAATCCTGATCTAACATTTTCATTTTCATATGTAGCAAATGCGGTTTTTCCTTCAAAAAACGCATCAAATGGTTCAATACAAATTGAATCGGCATCAACAAAATAACCACCATATTGATATAATATTTCCCATCGAATAATATCTGCTTTTCCATTAATTTCAGAAATCATATTTATTTTTTCATGACATCTTAGAATTAATCTATTACGAATTTCATGTTCATTCCATAAAATATATTCGAAATCAGGATGTTTTTCTTTCCATGTTTTCATAAGATTGGTAGGTGCTTCCTTTGGTCCAATCCAGATTTGATGAAGTATTTTTGGTATACTCATATAAAAATATATTGAATATATATTTTTATATTTTTTTTTGGTATTCTATTAATTTGAATGTAATTCCAATTTCTGATTGATTTTCCCAAATACCCGAAAATTTAATATAAAATGAGGATGGTTTTTGATAATAATATTCATATTCTTTATAATATTTGATTGAACCATTTTGTAGCTGATTCTTTAAATTATAAATGATTGTTTTGTTTTGTATATTTGTTTCACTTTTTTCATAAGACAATGAAAAATATTGAATATAATACTGGAGAAGTTGTTTTTCAATATCAATCATTTTTTGTATTATTTCTTTATTACTAATAGCATCCAATTGTATTATATTCTTTGAATTATTTTTATTTATTATATTTTTTATTGGGACATCAATATAAAGACCATTCATTGATATACAATTATTCGAATAAATAATTTTTGTGAATACTCCATCCATAATCATATTTGTTTTTTTATCTAAAAAATATACATTTGATATATTAAAATCATTTGAATATAATAAAATATTCATTTCTGAAGTAATAAATATTTACATTTTATATCATTTATACCAGTGAACATTTATACCAGTGAACATTTATACCAGTGAACATTTACACCAGTGAACATTTATACCAGTGAACATTTATACCAGTGAACATTTATACCAGTGAACATTTATACCAGTGAACATTTAAAATGGGACGCCCCCAAAAGGACGTCATTTTAAACCCTTGAAGAATTCAAAGGTTTACACACTTGATTATTACTCTATACATTCGAAACTTTAATACATCGGTGTTTGATTGGAATCACTACCACTACCACTACCAGGTGTTCCAGAATTAGCTTTTAATTTATTACTGGGTCTTTCAGAGTTCGATACATTACTTGTTTCATTACTATTACTTGTATCACTTGTGGATTTGCTTGTTTCATTATCGTTAGCTTGTGTGTTGGGTTTATCAGAATCACTTATTTTAATTTCTAAACCTTCATAACTACTAAAATTGGATAAAATAATGACTAAATTAAAAATTATAATGAAAGATAAAATAACATTTTTTAGAGTAATTTTCATAGGAATATATATATAAATACTATATAAAAATGTCATCAAATTATCCAATTGGATTTCCACAAAAAATTGCTGGATGGAAAGGTAAAACATTATTTCAAGTTGTGGCAACAATACAAAAGAATTCAAATAAATCATCAAATCTAAGTCTTTCTCAAATTAGAAAAGCATTGCCATTAAAAATATTCCGTAAAGAAATTCATAATATAAATGGTCAAACAGTAATGAAAAATTGTAGTGGACGTATTTCTACTAAAATAACAGATATAGATATGCCTGGAAGTACGATTGTATCTGAAATATCCAAAACATATTCAAACGGTTTAGTAAATACATTGGACATTAATCAAACAACAATATCTGCTGAAAATGGTGCATGTAATAGTGCAAATAATTGTTTTTCACCTACATATAATGCACGAAAAAGAGTTCGAAGTGCTGGTATGATTCAAAAAAAATTCAATATAAACAATAATAATGATACATATAGTACTAGTACACAACAATATTTAATTTCTCGAAATAGAACAATAAAGCAAAATGAATTTCATTATATTCGAAAGGGGAATGCGGGTTTAATACCCGGACCGGGATTAGCATCTAGTAACATATATTCTCCTAGTGGATTAAGTCATTGTTATCAACCAATCATTTCTGTTTCAAACAATAATAATACTTTTAGCTATACATGGACTGTTTCAGGAATTACAACAAATTATACTGTAACAATCCCCGACGGGAAATATGATGTTTTTGCATTAAATAATGCTTTCCAAACAGCACAATTTAATCACAAAACGTATTTAATAAATTCATCCGGATATAAATTTTTAATGAATATTAGTTATGATACGAACACACAAAAAATTGTATTAACTGCAAATAATATAGATTATGAACCAATCTATAGCATACCATCTGGTGTTGTTGATTGGACATGGACATCAGGACAAATTACCACATCCATTACTATTTTAAATAATAATTTTGCAAATCTAATTGGATTTATACCAGGTGTATATATTGGCTCAAATCCTGCAGGTGATTATGGTTATATATTACCAAATTATGTGCCTCTTATTTATAAACCCAATAATTCCGCATATGGGGTTCAAGGTGCAGTAGAATCGAGTGCACGTATTCAACGCTTAAAATACAATACTATTAATACTAGTGCTTTCTCCATTAAATTTGCATATGGAACAGCTGTTGCAAATGCATTAGCATATGGTGTTTCCGAACAACCATATACCGCGAAAACAGCAGTAGGAGATAAACCAAAATGCACCCCCGTTATTAATCCAATAAATGGTAATGTATGTAAAAAACGATTTATTTATAGAAGATGAAAGAAAAATAAAAAGAAAAATGAAAATAAAAAGAAAAAGAAAAATGAAAATAAAAAGAAAAATAAAAAGAAAAAGAAAAATGAAAAGAAAAAGAAAAATGAAAAGAAAAAGAAAATGAAAAGAAAAGAAAAAGAAAAAGAAAAAGAAAAAGAATTATTCAAGTGTTCAATTCTAATAAAAAATGGGTTAGAAATATGTTTGTTGGATTATTTAATATATTATGTGGAATATTATATTTAATACACCAATCAGTTGATTTTTGAATATTCGTTTTTATAAGCATTTCAATTTTTTCCAATTTCGTTTTTGTTTCCATCAATGATAAAGTATAATGTATATTTTGTATTTGTTTTTGTCCAAAAATAGCATTGAATTCTTCCATTTTTTTTATAAATAAATAAGAAATATCAATATTTAAAATTCGCAATGTATTTTTTTCGGTATGTACCATTTTTTCAAAACTATTCATTAAATAATGATAAAACATATCATGATTATCATATAAAAATCCGATACAAACAATATATTTTTCAGAATTCGCATATCGACTTGTTTGTGGTTTCATTATATATACTTTTTCATAAAATGATGATAAAATATACAAAATATCAATTGTATGTTGCATAAAACAATCAAATATTTTCAATATAAATTTACCTTTATATTTCTGTATACATAACGCATAGGCAACTTGAGCAAATAATAATTTTCCAATAAAACTTTCTTGTTGATTAAAATCGATTGAAAAATCAAATCCACCGTCTGCTGTTATAAAATCCACCGTCGATTTATATTTTTTAGTAACATATGTAAAGTTTTCCAAAGATAAAATATTACCTGTTCCATCTTTCCCATTTTCTAATTTGACATTTGAATATGTTTTGAAAAATTGTTCGCTTTTTTTCCAAGCAGGTATATTCGCAAATTTGCGATTTTCATCTAATAATGTCATTCCAATATATGTATCTTCTTTCGAATTTCGCAATTTAACTAGTGCTTCTATAAACCCACCAGGTCCTTCCGCTAAATGAAAACTTGTAATTGGTTCTGTATAATTTATATGAAATATATTGATTATTTCAATCATTTTGAAATATGATCTAGAAAGAGGTTTGTATTTAGAAACGGATTTTTTTTTCAAAGGAACACCTGTATGAATATATTCATATGGATTTGTATATTTTTTATATGTATCCCATTGCTTTTCTCTTGATGTTATTTTTTCTTTTATATTATATAAATAATAACATAATGATTGTGATATAACTGATATTGGTATGCCTTCTGTCGTCGTATATTCAATGTTTTTATATATTTCATTATTACTTCTTGGTAATAAAAAAAATGCCATTATACTAAAATTATAATAAATATATATTTATATTCATTATATGATTCATTAATGGTTATTGTAATATATTACACGGATACAGATAAATAAATAGGTCTCTTTCATTAGGGCATAATAATCCCAATAAAATATTTATTTGGGTTGATACATTTTTCTTTTCTAATAATAAAACATATTTATCAACGTTTTCATTTGTTTGTAATTGTTTATTTCTTTTACATATATTGTAAAATTTATCAACATAACCCAACATGGTAGGATTATCGTCGTTTGTATATGAAAAAATATCATTTATTAACCAATTTTTATCTTCTGGTTCTAGTTCTTCTCTGTCTATTATCCATAAATCAAAATATAATTGTGATAATTGTGTTTTTATTTTTGCATAATTCACAATATCTTGCAATAATTCTTTGCTTTGTGTGTTATATGTATATGGAATAATTCGCGAAATGATATGACGTGGCAATTTATGTATGAATTCAACGTTTTTCATATTGTATTTATATTATATTATATTTTAACGTTTGAATCGTTTTGCAATACTTGATTTGATATTTGGAACATTTACATTACTACCATAATCGATGTATAAACTGTTTTTTTTTGTTTTATTATTTACATTCACTGCATCAGCATCAACATTCACTGCATTAGTATCAATATCCACTACATCAGCATCAGCATTCACTACATTAATATTAGCATCAGCATCAACATCAACATTCACTGCATTAGTATCAATATCCAGTACATCAGCATCAATATTCACTGCATCCACATCTTCAATATCAGTATTCACTACACTAATATTAGCATCAGCATCAGTATTCACATCAAGATAGTTGTCACTGTCTACAACCGAAAATAGTTCAGATTTACGTAATTTTGTTCTCATTTTTGTCTTTTTAAATTCTCCCCTAATTGCCCGTTGTTTTTTAATTGTTTTTGTAAATTCGGCTTCGATTTCATCCATCTCAATTGCAGTATTTATAGTGTTCGCACCTTTCAAAAACATCTTTGCAATTTTGTTTGCATCTACATTTGTGGTTTTCTTAAAAATGAAATATCTATTCAAAAATGAAAGTGATTTTTCAATCGATGACATAAATGGCGCATTTTTATAATCGGATTCATGTCGAGGATTTCGTTTGATTTCTTGTTTCATGTCTTCATATAATTCTGAAAATAAACCACTATTATTCGGCATTTTCATTTGTAAAGCTTCATCTTTTGTTATTAAAACAAATCCATAATTAGACATCATTTCTTCCAAATAATTAAAATTCACTAAATATTCACGTGCAATATTATTAATACTCTCTTGATAGACATCGATGGCATATCCCAATGATGTTTCATCATCTGGAAATCCAGTATCATTATATCTTTTACATATTTCGCAAATTTTCACACGATTTCCATTATTATCATCTGAATTAAATGAGACAGATTCACCATCTTTTTTTTTCTGTAACATTTTAAATATCGATTTTCCATCATAACATGTTCCAACAAAGTATCCATTTATCTTTGTACATTCAGACATATTACGCATAAAACCATGAAATTTTATAGGATTTTCAAAGAAATAATGAATTGCAAATTGACAAGAACTGATATTAAATCCATTTTCACCAATACCATATTGTGCAACAGTTGCTTTACCAATAATAGTTGCGTCTTTTGATCCTTTTCCAAAAATGGCATTTGCTACCATTGCATCTTTATTACCCGTAAATGCTTTTAAATCTCGGATATTCAATCCACTATCACCTACTAGAAATATTGCTTTTGGCATCGAATTATTATCTTTGCGAAGATTTAAATATCTTGCACAAGCCCCTCTCTTCCTATTATGAATATTTTGATGAGATACATCTATTCCAAAAACGAATGATAATTTACTTGCAGTCCATTTTGCCAAATCACCTGCCATTCCAACTGCATAATCGATTAATGTGTCATCTCTATTTGAAACACCCATTATTAATTTCTTTTTGACAAATAAATTATGAAAATCGCGTAACCCTTGTGTATTATTTTGATTATTTGATTTATAATAGACACCTTCATCTTCCATTAAATCCGGAATATTTTCGCCTGTTGTAATCATATCTGTTGTAACCGGATAATGAATCGAACGCCAATTACTATTCGCAACTCGGTAAGCATTTCCAAATTGTTTTTCTCCATTTTTCAATTTTTGCGTTTTATCATAACGAACTCTTAAAGGAACCCATCTCATATCTACAGGCATGTTTTTATCATATCTGAATTCGACTATATTAAACTCTTCGAAATAATCGCCTTCTTCCGATGTCATAAATAAATTAGAGCCGTCATTTTTTAATTTTATTTTTGAAATATATGCATTTACATCATATGGGTCGCTAGGAATAAATAATTCGGCCCTATAATCTTGTTGTTTTAGTCCTGTTTTTGTAGATGGTAATGGAATATTATCATTCAACATATCCTGATATGGATTCATAAAACCGTCTTCTTTTTCATTATATCCACACATCAATTCCAATGTTTTATATTGTTCTATTATTTGATTACCTAGTGTATTCACACCATCTTGAAATATATTTATTATTTCGTCTTTTCCCGTTTTATCTTTTTTGATAGTTACTAGAAAATCAACTGTATTTTGTTCAACCGGTTTCCATTTGAATGATAATTCCCATGTGCTGTTATTCAATGGACCAACAAGACCGTGTCCAGTTCCACCGACACCCGTATTTGTTGGTGTAAAAATCAGACCATCAGTATGATATTTGAATAATTTGTCTTCAACATTTTTTAATATATTGGAACAACATTCAAATACATTTTTGTTAGGAGAAACTACTTGAAATTGTTTGCATTGAATAATTAATTTGCAAGAATATTCCATTTTCGGTTTTATCTTTGTTATTTCGCCGTTTTTTGCATCAAACCAGAATTTTTCGCCTTTTTTTGTTGTTTTTTCTGTCCATTTGGTAATCGTTTTTTCGCCAACAATAGAAGATGGTTTTAATGAACTAACGACTTCTTGTAATAGAGGTAAACGATAATTATTTTCTAATTCTCCTTCTAAATCCGGATAAAATAATTTCTCTCGAACACTTTTATTATTTATATAATATACATCAAATGCTGCATACAAATTAAGTGGTTCTCCATTTTTGTCGATTTTTATATGTTCTCCATCTAAAATACTATTATATATTGTTTTTTCTTCCGTTTTCATACCACTAAATTCCACATTGAAATTATTATCTATAAGATAGATTCGTCCTTCTTCATTAATAAAAAGCAATTTACGGTCTCCATCGGCTTTATCAGTAACCGTATAATTTTCCAATACATTGGCATATAATGACCCTTCTTTCTTTGGTAATACATGTTCTCGTTGTAATGTTATTGAACCTGGACCAATAAAAGAGAAATTAGAGAAGAATTCGCGTTTATCATTTATTTTTATTTTTTTATATTGATAGTCTTTATCATTATTACGGATTGTTTTCATATATGAATTTAATACAATATCACGTTCTGTAAATGAAATTGGATAATAACATTGTTGAATTCCAGATAAAACAATTCGAATACATTGTCTCAATACATTCATAACTTTTTCTGGTGTATTATATATTGTTCCATTACCCAGTTTTTCATTATTCATTTCTAATTCAATTTCATATGTTTCTACATTCTCAAATACACCCGCTTCTTGAATGGTATATTTTGGAACTGGAACATTTGTTCCCATTGGTATAAATCGCCTTTCTGCACCACCGACTGCGAGTCCATCAAGTCCTGCCATCTCGGTTCCTTCTTCTCCTCCACCTCCACCTGCCATATTTTTTGAGAATTTTTTAGATGAACGAATAATACTTAAATCGGCAAATATAGGAAAATCTGGATGTTCAAATCGAACACGATTCAATAATCGAAATGTTTTTTTGCGGTCAGACCATGTATCTACGACAGATTTAATAAATGGAACTTGAATACCAAATGATTGTTCTAATTGATAGGAAACACGAAAATTCATATCGAACATATCAATCGGTTTTTGCCAATTATCATTTGCGTCCTTTGTCGAGCTTTTTTTTGTAAATTTGAGTTTGTTCATTATATTTGATGTCATATCTGATATTTTTTGGATACTGTTACTTCTACAATATTCTTGTATTAAATCAATTCCTACTATTTCTGCACGTATATTTGACATTTTTCGTTCATCTGACAGAGAATCTTGATAATTGATACGAAGCATTTGAATACCGTTTTGATTATCTGTTTTAAACCCATTCGAAAGAAGCTGTTTTACAACATTATCATAATTTATTTTTGATAATTGTCGACCACTCTGTGTATTTGTTCCAAAACGAATTTCAAATTCATTCTCTTTTTTATCGCCTCGAAACATTGGATTACCACCATCTAAATATTGTTCCAAACGTTTTTTAAAATCTTGTTTGGCAATATCCATTCGTTTTTTATCAATGGCAATTGGATCTTCTTTTTTTTCATTATCATCTTGAGGTTTTTTATTCATTCTTTCGACTGGTTTTTCGACTTGTTGGCTTTTCATAAAATAATATATAATAAATGTATATATTATTTTCTTATTTATACTGAATCTAATCAATTTTACGCTCAAATTCAAAATGTTCCACAATGTTCCACTATTTTATTATATAATTCCTGTTTTTTTATTTTCTTGATTGAATCATCGTTGATATTCAGTTTTTTTACAATTTCATCTAAGTCACATGATTTATATGTTGATATAGCCTTCAGTGGTTTTGTATAATGTTCTAAACATAACATTGTGTTTTTTATTTTTTCTTCACTGTCTATATTTTCATTCATCGACATCGACGTTGACGTCGACGTTGACGTCGACATTGACATATCAAAACAATATTTTGTCTGTCCACGAATACCTTTATTTTTATACAATATACATGTTTTTATTTCGGTTGATGTATCATTTGTATGATAATCAAGATATATATTCTTTGATGAATCAACAAGTAAAATACGTATATTATAATATACTGCTAATCCAATAACACCCATTAATGTTGTTTCATTTTGAAATGAAAGATATTCTGAATATATTTCTTGAATATTACCGTTGGTAATCTTATGATTTGTTGTTTTTAAACATTTCGGATTTTCTTTAAAATAAGCAATCATTTTTTGTTTTTCTTCTAATTCTCGATTTCCATATCTTGAACCAATTGTTAAATATTCACCGTAACCATAGATATAAATGAATATACACCAAAAAATACTATCCTTTTGTTTCGGTTCAAACATTTTGATTTCTTCTCTTGGTTTTTCTTCTCTCGACTTTTGAATAGGCATAGGCATAGACTTTTCTTCGCACGACTTTTGAATAGGCTTTTGAATAGGCATCGACTTTTCTTCGCTCGACTTTTGAATAGACATTGATTTTTCTTCACTCAACTTTTGACTTGGTATCGACTTTTCATTCGATGGTAATATATGCATATCATAAAAAAATGATTCTAATTTATTTATTTCGTTTGGACTATCAAATTTATTATATTGATAAAAAATTTGATTTAATTCCCGATATGTCATGACAATTATGATTTGATTTGATTATATATTATATATATAATATATAATCTTTATATATTTTTTGATATATATTCATGTGTTCAAGTGTTAAGGGTTCAATGGAGTGAAAAACGTATTTTTGAATCCATCTTTTTGGCATTCTAAAGGGGTCAATACCTGTTCTTGGTCTTGAACATATTTAATATAACGAACCAATTCTTGTATAGTGTTTTCTGGCAAAAAAGACATATTTATATAAATACCACTTTTATTTTCATTAATCGTAGATGAACTATTTTTAATTATTTTCAAGATTTCGATTTGATGATGTTTTGGTAATTCTTCTATAATCGTTTTCATTTTTTCCAAATCCAAATCCATATATTATTTATTAGAATGAATGATATAATATATTTATATTATTTATATTATTTACATAAAAAAATCAAAAATTCGATTTTTATTTTGTCGATTCACCATGTTTTTCTTTTGATAATGGTATAACATCTAATTTTACATTAGATGGTAATGGTACAACATCTAATTTTTCTAACCTATATTGTCCACAAGGACCACAATGGTCTTCATTTGATAAATCAACTTTATTATTGGTTTTATTATTACAATGTTCCATTCTCCATCTACCAAGAGGTTTTGGCAATTCCTTTGAATTATAAATCATATGTTTTATGATACTTCTTACAAAATTCATATGTATTATCTTTTATGTATAATGTACTATATTATCTTATCTTTATATAATATCTTATAATATCTTTATATAATAGTCTTATATAATATCAACTAATTTGCCAATAGCACAAATATTCGAATCATTTAATTCGAATCGAATACCAATAATACTTACAACTAATTTTGAGTTCTCCACAATTTTTTCGAATTTGAAATTATTTATATGATGGTCTCGTGCAATAAACACTGTGATGGGTACATTTTTGTTTTTATCAATAACTTCTGTATGAATTCCAGCCTTAGTTACCGTTTTACAAATGGCTTCAACTAACATACCATCTACTGGATGACATACCATACATTCAAATGTAACTTGAAATTCAACTAACCCCGAAACAACTTTTCCAGATGAATATGTCAATATATGAACAGATTGTGGGCGAATAAATCCTTCGACAATACATTTTCCTTCTGTCTTATGAACTATCATATGTTCTAAATTTTGTTTGAGATTTTTACCAACTTCTGAAATCGGCAAAACAATCTTCATATTCAAAATAGACGAAATATATGGTTCATATATAATACGTTTTTCATCAGTAGTATGTTTGGTATTTTGTTTTTTCATGCTAATTATATAATAGATATATATATTTATATATATATTTACATTGTTTTATTCAATTTTATACGTTTGATTTTTGTATGTTCCAAAAAGAATATCAAAAATGGGAAATAATAAACAATAATTATAACAAGGTAATTTATGATGAATATAATGATGTTTCCAATATATATCAGAATGTGATATAAGAGATGATGTTATATACATATATATAATGAAACTTTGTTCAATCACTGATATTTTTATGAAGGTAGAAGGAAATAGTAATGAAAACATGAAAGCAAATTCATCGACGTCTGTTAAAAAAAACGTATCAAATGGATATACAATGACATTTTCGTGATGTTTTTTATGCACTTCTATATAATAATATTTATGAATAATACGATGATACATATAATAATTGGCTTCTATAAAAAAACAGATTTGTATCATTGAGAATAAAGATTCGAAAATATTAAAATGTTCTCTATATTGAATAATATTTTCTGAAACAATATATATCATTCCGAAAGATTTACATGTTAGTATTACCATATTTTTACCAATATCTTTTATTCGTTCTATTCGTTTTTCAGGATTTATAAACGGTTTATTATTCATATAACAAATAATATATGTTGTTATTGCTGAAAGTGAGAACGAAGATATTAAAATATATATGGAATATATTGCATACATATATTATATATTATATATTATATAATATAATAAAATATATTTTATTATATTATATAATAATTAGATTGTACTTTGTAGTTTTCATTATATAATTCTCAAGTTTGTAATATTCATTTCATTTGATTGTTCAGGACCAAAAAACATAATTATACCATTACCACCTTGTATACTATTTTGTTCTGTTATCCATCTCATAAGAATCTCTAAAATGACACATAAATCAGGTTTTTCTATAGAAGTCTTTAAATAAATACCCGGTTCATTTAATATAATACCTATTTTTTGTGCAATTACTGGTTTCGATGCATCTTCACATTTCGCCCCTTTATTATTACGTGTTTGCGTCATATCTTTTATTTTAAACGACAATTCTTTCCCTTTAAATGGACTCATAAATCCGATTTCTGTTTTATTTATTCGCTCTTTTGGAATAACAAATTTGTTTATTCTATTCTTTTTAAACGATTCTTTATCTGTATATTCTGCTTCATTCCATTGGCCGTCCTCATTCTCTACATATAACATATTTGTTTCTCCATTCGATAAAATAATGGCCCTTTCGTTCTCATCATTTTCAATTAATAAATCATCAAAATATAGTTTAAAAATATTATCATAACCATTTTTATTTTTATTTTTATATTCTGGAGAATAAATATTCGATACAATAATTAATTTTTCATTAATATGTAAATAATCTAAAAAATGATAAATAATATATTTATTTACAAGATCCTCTGGGATTTCATGAATATTTAATAATTCGGGAATAATTACATTTGCATGTTTATACCAATTCTTATCGGATGCCTTGACAGAAATATTTTTTTCAGATACAATTTTCATTACATTTATTACTTTTTTCATAATATCTTCATATGAACCCATCGTTGCAGATGGTTCATTCTGTCGATTTTCCTGAAGAGGAACATTTTCCTGAAGAGGTACAACGTCTCTTGGTAAAAGAGTTTCTTTTGGAACATTTTCTTTCGGTATTATTTTGATTTCTTTTGGTAATTCCATTTTCAAACTTGTATGTTTATAATCTACAGGTATTGTTCTTTCAAATATAGATGCCGATTCATCCATAATTTCGTTCGGTTGAAATACATAATAATTGCCACGTGAAACTAAATATCCTGACCGTCCATATTTATCAGTTAATTCATCTGTTTTATTATTTATAAATCGCGTTAATGCATAATATATATGTTCGATTGGATATTTTTTAACATGATTTATTGCATTTATTAAATGTTCTCGTTTATATATTACTTTTTCTAAAAATAAATCGCGAATTTTTTTCATAATAATCATAGAATTATTCTTTACAAATGGTTCTTCATATGTCGTTTTTATAATATTATTATCTGTTAATTCCGGTAATTCATTGCGTTTTATACATTGATAACTACAATTATCCATATAATCACATATATCTGTAAATGGTGAATCTCCGATTTTAAATGGTACGGTTTTTCCGGATGACAAATTAATGTTTATATTTTGGTTCTCAACAAATTCTACTAATTTTTCTTGTGTAAAATTTGTTTGTGAAATATTTAATTGACAATCCACCGATATTTCTTTCAATAATCGTGTAACTCGGCCGATTTGAACGGCTTTTTTTTCCGCACTTCGATATACATATAAATCGGCTGATTCCTCATCTTTATCGAGAATTGTTCCATGTAGATATATTTCAACATTACGTTCTTCAAATGGTAAATTACAATGACTCAAATTTCGAACACCTCGTCCTATAATTTGTTCATTTCGATTCATATTGTACCAAGGCTCTAAAATATGAACTTGACGTATATTTTTGAAATCCAATCCTTCGGATGCTGCTCTAGAAATAATTATTACTTTTACAAGTTCTCCATTTGTATTCTCTTTATTTGTAACATATTTAATATCATCATTATTATTTTGTGAAAAATCTTTATCACCTGTTATAATGACATATTTTGCTGGTTTAAAATCGGATGATGTTTGCATTTGTGATTTCGGTTTCATGGTTAAAGAATCAATCAACTCTTTTTTACTAACAGATTTTAATAAATTCACATTATGAGATTGAGTCGAAGCATATCTAGAGAACCCCATAGATTCAAGTGCTAATGCCATCGGTATAACCCCACCATCAATATATTGAGAATATATTATAATGATACCTTTTGATGGTTTCTTTATTATATTACAAATATTGGATATTTTTGCACTATATTTGTGTATGTGTTCTGGAGAAAAGATTTCGCCATATTTTTTCAAAATGTCTTTTTTGTATTCAAATTTGCTTCTTCTTGGAACGGGATCATAAGATGTTTCATATTTCATAATATTTGATAAACCGGTTTTACCAATAATTGATTTAATAATTTCTTTGTTCTCTTCTTGGTCAAATGTTTCCAAATCCAAAACATGATTTATTTTATCTAACTCCTGTTTCTTTTGTATCATTACATCTAATTTGGGATTAGGATATACCATAATAAGTGATTCTAATGGTGCTAATAAAAGTGTATATCCAAAACTTTCCATGTTCTCAAAAGATGGCATAATTCTTGTTTTTCCTCGCTTATCTGTAACATTATTTGTTTTTAATCCTAAATAGGTTATAATAAATTGATAACCTTTTGATTGATATTCACCTATTCCATTTTTATAAACAGGAACATATTGAAGAGGTTCTATTATTTCAGCCTGATTCATTTGTAATGTAGGATAATTCTTCCCTGTAATTAAACGGTCTTCATCAAATGTCGATGGATAAATTCTATATGGAAATATATAAGGGTTCTCACCTCTAACATATGATATATAACCAGTTAATTTACGAATTAATAATTCTTTTCCTTTATTTGGGTCTCCTTCAATAAATGTACCATCATCATTGAATACATCATCGATTTTGATTAATCCTCGTTTATCATTTGCATTTAATAAATTTGCTAACCATATAATTTCATTATATGAATTATATAATGGGGTTGCAGATAGTAGTAGTAATCTCATATTATCGCTTTTTTTTGCGATTTCATTTAATAAAATAGATGTTAATTTATTTTTATTTGCATCACTAATACGAATATTATGTATTTCATCTATAATTACAAGTCGATTATTAAAATGTGATTTAATCTTTTTTGTTCTCAAAATATTCGAATCTTTTTCGGATAATCCGGAATCTTCTGGTATAAAAGTCACTTTTTTAATATAATTTGCAAATTCGCCTTTATCACCCATAAATACATAATAATTATTAATTAATGTACGTATTTGTGATGATATTTTTTCTTTTGTTAATCCTCTTAAATTTGTTGGATTGATTTCATGTAATAGTGCATTTCCAATACAAGTACTCAAATTCCAATTACCATCCGGCATTAATTCTAATTTCCGTTCATCGAATAATTGAAGACGAAAATTGTCTTGAACATTCGGTGATGCAACAATAATTATTTTTTTTGTAAATCCGATTTGTTTCATATATCCTCGCATTTCTTCTGCTATACCAATTGCACTACATGTCTTACCTGAACCTAATCCATGATATAATAATAAACTATTATAAGGTGTTTGAAATGATAGGAAATTTTTCACAAAAAGTTGATGTGGCATTAATTCGAAACTGCTTTTACATAATATATCGGCTTGTTCTCTTATATTTTTGATTTTACCATCATATTTTGTATCTGCAAATTCTTGTCTTCTAGCAATCTTATAATTGAAATCTGGATCATCTAATGTCGGATATAAATATGTCTCTGTGTCTTCTTTTAATAAAGCGTCATATTCTAATTTTTCTTTTTTTAATAAAAAATCGTTTTTGTCATTTGTTTTTATGACTACTTGCGATGGGGTCGATTCTTTCGATGGTTCTTCTATAAGTGATATAGTTGATGGTTCTTCTATAAGTGATAGAGTTGATGGTGTTGATTCTTTCGATGGTTCTTCTATAAGTAATGGTGTTGTTTGTTTCGGTGGTACTAATACATTTGTAACAGATGATATTACATTTTTTACAGATGATATTATTTGTTCCACCGGAGTTGCCACCGGAGTTGCCACCGGAGTTGCCACCGGAGTTGCCACCGGAGTTGCCACCGGAGTTGCCACCGGAGTTGCCACCGGAGTTGCCACTGGACTCGCCACTGGACTCGCCACCCGAGTTGCCACCGGAGTTGCCACTGGACTCGCCACTGGACTCGCCACTGGACTCGCCACCCGAGTTGCCACCGGAGTTGCCACTGGACTCGCCACCGGAGTCGCCACCGGAGTTGCCACTGGACTCGCCACCGGACTCGCCGTATTTTCATCTATTATGTCTAATTTAATTGATTTTTTTCTTGTAACTCTTCTAGTTGGTTTTATTTTATTATTATTTTCATCTAGAACAACACCTTTTTTTTTATTTCGCAAGGATTGTTTATGTTTAATTAATTCATCCGTCATTTTAATACATTTTCCGGTTTTTGGGTCTCTTCTTTCTCCTTTTGGACAACGTTTTTTATCCATATATTATAAGATTCTTACAATATATAGATAAAATATATTTATGCTAATTTACAACCAATAAGACATTTATATATATTTTGAATAAGTGCTTTTTTTTCTAAATTATATGGACGTATACATTCAATGCATTCATTGTATGTTTTCCATTCTATTTTACTCACTTCCGTTTTATCAAATTGTTGTATAGCAGTAATATTTCCATCCATTTTCATCAAATAATATTTATGTTTATAAGATTTATAATTTGACCCCATAAATATCTCTTCAAATGGCATAATATTTTCAATATTGTGCAAATGTTTTTGTGAATACCCAGTTTCTTCCACAAATTCGCGAATCGCACAAGCCATATCTGTCTCATTATTATTACGTCGCCCTTTTGGAAAACCCCATTCTGCTTCATTCCATACTGAATCCTTATTTGACATATTTATTAATTCTTCTAATGTATATGATTCATTGTGTGTCATTATACCAGAAATAAGAGCATTAAATTTATCTATTGAAATGTTTTCTTCATTTTTATATTGATGTGATATTGGATTATTACACCATATACCATTCCATATTGTATCAAAATCATTTTGGATTAATTTTTCTTTTTCTTGAACTGTCATTTCTTTCAATAAATTTATAATGTATTCTTTATTATAAATAGAATATTTACCACGTATAAAATCCATAAATCCTAAAGTATCTTTCCTTCTTATCATTAAAAAACGATATTCATTATCTTTTTCATCATATTTGAATGCTATAATACCAATACTTATTATCGGCATTTTACATTGATGATATGAATGTCCCGATTTTCCGCAATTACTACAATAATTATTCATTTTCTTTACAAATAAACTATAATATTATTATCCAATACTTCTATATAGTTTTTTGTATGGCAACAAAATTTCATGAAGAAAATGTTGTTTTCAATTCAGAAGTATGGGGTCCGAATTATTGGTTTTTTTTAATGACATTAGCACTTTCATATCCAAATAATGTAAATGCTGTTGTAAAACGCAAATATTATGATTTCATTTCGAATCTGCCGATTTTCATTCCAAATTCAGAAATAGCACATAAATTTAGCAATTTACTAGATAAATATCCGGTTTCTCCTTATTTAGACAATCGTGAATCTTTTGTAAAATGGGTTCATTTTATTCATAACAAAATAAATGATTCATTGGGAAAAGAAGAAATTTCATATGCACAAGCAATTGATGATTATTTATCTCTTTATCGACCAAAACCGATTTGTATATCTGAACGAATTGTTGTGAAAAAATATTTCATTGTTGCTGCCTTGATTTTTTTCTGTTTCCTTTTTATTTATTTGTATTGGGAAAAATAGATACGATACAAGGAAAAATCAAGGAAAAATCAAGGAAAAATCAAGGAAATATCGAAAGACAAATCGAATGTCTACAAGGAGAAACAATTATATAATTATTTATATAATTATATAATAAATGAGAATAGAAATATTTATATTTATAGTTACGGCATTATTAATGGCAAATTTATATACAGATGGAAAATATTTAAAAATGGTTTTCAAATTCAAAAAATATTATCAAATGATTGGAATCGCTATTGGTGGATTAATCTTTTATTATTTAATAAAGAAAAATCCTTTATCTATGGGTTCTATGTTAACAACCACGAATGATTATTTAAAATATATGCCAATTGATAAAAATACCGCAAGTATAATAAGTCCCATATTAGATTTTACATCCAAACAAAATTTTTATCAAGATCAATATGAATCTGGTGGTTATCAAACCCCAGTTTTACCTGTTCAACATATTCATTTATCCAATTCTGAACGAAAAATAATGATGTCAGGAAATAATCTAAGGACAGGAAATAATCAAGGGACTCAAGGATCTCAAGGAAAAGTCAAACGTTCTGTTAGTGAAACAAAGAAGAAATTTGTTGCTTCAAGACAAGGATGGAAATGCGGTGATTGTCAAGACCAATTAAATGCATGGTTTGAAGTCGACCATAAAATACGTCTTGAACATGGTGGCAGTAATCACGTGGATAATCTTGTGGCTTTATGTCGTGATTGTCATGGAAAAAAAACAACGATAGAAAATTTGTAAATTATAATATAGATTCATTATATATTTATGAATGAATGAAACAATAAAAAATCCGATAAATCCGTATAATAAACTATCAAAATCGATGGGTATAATCGCATCATATATATTCATTTGCATTGTTGTTATTTATTTGTATTATCAAATATATTTAGCATCAACGAATCAAAAATCATTTACGAAAAACATTGCATATAATATTATTACCATTGTAGTTCCAATTATATTTATATTATTATTAATCGTATTTACTTCGTTCGAAAGAGATTTCGCATCATTATTTATTTTTGCTTCTCTTTTTTTTTGTACTCTTATATTTACTATTTATTATTTTTTGAAAACAAAAGTTTCAATATACATTTTCAATAATTATTTATTAAATACAATTATTATATTATCAATTCTTTTTGGATTGTCGATTATATTTACTATTTTCTCAGGAACTTTAAGAAAATTAAATGGATGGACAGGATTTCTTGCGAATTTATTATTTTATATTCCTTGTTTAATAAGAGATTTTATAAAAGAGATTATTAGTGAATATAATACATCATCGAATACCGTTTTAATATTATTTATTATTGAAATCTTTTTAATAATGATGTATTTCTTTGTTATCCCTATAATAAATAACAAGACGTTACCTGATAAAACGGTTATTTTATCAGACCCTGTAATGTTGAATACGGAAATAACTCTGCCAAAAGTCTTAAAAGGTTCTGACTCTAATTTCGCCATTTCGATGTGGATATATTTGAATTCTATGCCAAATACAAAACAAAGTTATACGAAAGAAACAGTGATTTATAATTATTATAATAAAGATGTGTCATTAATTAATAGACCTCATATAAAAATATCATATTTGAATAACGAACGTGGAAGTAATGATTTTATTATGCAAGTTGGAAAAACGAAATATAAAATTTCATTACCATTACAAAAATGGAATAATTTTGTAATAAATTATGTAACATCGAAACCGGAAATTCTAGAGAATACTTTAAAAACAAAAAAATATTCTGATGGAGTTTACAAAGGACAACTAAAAACAAATAGCGATGGAACAACCGTTCGAAATGGAACTGGAAAACATACTTATACTACAAAAGACATTTATGAAGGGCAATGGTTAAACGATGAGAAATCTGGTTTAGGAACATATACTACATATTCTAGTGGAACGGTGGAAGATGGTATATGGTTGGAACATAATCAAACACATAAATTCGCGTATGAAAATAATATAAAAACAGATAAATTCTCAGGAAATGGGACAATTATTGAAATATCCAGTGGTAATATATATACAGGAGATTTTAAAGATGGTGTTAAACATGGTTATGGAAAATTAACTCAGAGTGATGGTACTAGTATAATAAAAACAGCAGATGGAACAGACCAACAAGGATATTGGATAAACGATTCATTTATAGGTACTGATACAATCGATGTAAATCCAGATATAAGCACAAAATATATGAGCAATAAAACATTTACTGTAGATATATTTATTAATGGTGGATTAGAACGGTCACATACATTCAAAAATGATGAAATACCTATTTTCAAAGATTCTGATATTATGATGGTTGGAGAAACTACAACAAAAGATGGTCTTTATGGTTCTATTTGTAATATAGTATATTATAAAAAACCGTTGTCACAATTAGCAATTATATATAATTATAATCTCTTGACTATAAGAAATCCACCTATATGATTTGCATCATTTTAGAGTAATATTCAAGAGTCAGATACCAGTAACTCAATATGAATGAGACATTCATTTCATGTATATGTAATATATAAATGAATGCTTTGATTGTTATGTTAGTTGTAATTGTTGTTTTATTGCTTATAATATTTTAACTATGATATGAAATCCACCAATATGATTTGAATAAAATATATAATATATAATATATAATATATAAATGAATATTTTAATTGTTATTTTAGCAATTGTTGTTTTATTACTTGCATATTACATATATACTGTTGTAACAGCAGTTCCTGTAATTGGAAAAAATATTGATTTAACACAATTACCAGTATCCGTAAAAAGTTCTTCCATTACAAATCCATATAGTGCAAATTATACGATTGGTGTTTGGATATACGTATCTAATTTTACAAGTAATAATAAAATTGGCACATTTTTGGTCTATGGTAAAACAAATGATACATTCTTTTTGGAGATGGATACAAATACTCCAGATTTATATTGTAATATAAAAACAAATAAATCAACAGCAGGAACTACACCAACTCCTATATATCAACGCATTAAAATTAACAATGCAAGTGAATCATTTCCTATTCAATCATGGACATATGTTACTGTATCTGTATCCTCGATATTTATTGAATGTTATATGAATGGACGTTTTGTTTCAGCAACAAAAGTAATTAGTGATGGTCTTTATGTAGAAGGAGCAGGTACAGGTGAAGCAAAAGATGCTGGACCAGCATTCAAATTTGGTGCAAAAGATACTGTGGTTACTAGAAGTTCAACTACTGCTGGTGTAACGACTATTCCTGCTACAACTCCAACTAACAAAAGAACAGATGGTTCTCCTATATTTCTAACTGGTTTGTCTAGATGGGATTATCCTTTAAGTGCTGGTGATGTTTATAACAATTATATGAAAGGTAATGGATATTCCAATATATGGGGTTCTCCATATCATATGGATGTTAATCTGAAAAAAGGAACAGATAATTATGTAATGAACATTTTTTAGAGACCTTTGTGGTTTTTTATAAAAATATATATATTTAGTATTATATATATTTAATATGAATGACCTAACAAGAGAAAAAGTAATGAATAATGCAGAAAACGCAATGGATAGTGCAAAAAATGCAATCAATAGTGCAAAAGGTGTTTTAACAAATACAATGAATGAATTTTCATCACCAAAAATGGTAGAAACAACAGATAAATCTTTTTTGGATTCAAATGGAATTATTGCAAAAGTCGTTTTTCTCATTATGGTTGTTATTATTTATATAATACTTTTTTACATTGTTGTTTATTTAATCAGTTATTTCACTGCTCCCCCGAGTAATCCATTTTTAATAAATGGTCAAGTTCAAGGAACCACTCTAATTTCAATACCACAAAATCCCGCAGATACAGCATCTAAAACAATTATTCGCTCGAATAACCGACAAACTGGTATAGAATTTACATGGGTTATATGGTTAAATTATAAAGACAGTATTCATAATGATAAATATAGTCCAGTATTTGTAAAAGGTGATATTAGCACTCCAGATTTATCTTATTGTTCTATTAATAATTGCCCGGGAGTATATTTTGGTAAAAAGTCAGACACAAGTCCCAATGGTCCCAATACATTACATGTTTTGATAGATACTCCTTCAAGTCCGGCGAATCAAAATACAAATAGTCCTATTATTAAAATAGATAATTTACCAACAGATACATATTTTCATTTAGCAATACGATGTCAAAATACATATATTGATATTTATATTAATGGAACTCTTGTAAAAAGACAAAATCTAATGAATGTTCCAAAACAGAATTTTTATAATGTAAATGTTTGTCCTTCTGGCGGATTTTCTGGAACATTATCTAATTTACAATATTTTGATAAAGCATTGACTGTTGTAGAAATTAATACGATTGTTCAAAGTGGACCAAATCAGAAAGACATTAAATTGAACAATCCGTTCTCAGCAATTATTCCAAATACGATTTCCACATCTTGGTATAATAGTTTTTTACATTAAACCCTTTACGAATTATACCAGTAACGATTTACACCGATGAACATTTGAATTGGAACGGTGATTCTTTGAATCACCGTGCTTTTCAATTGATTTATCGGTATTGAGACATCTAGTGGAACGCCTGAAGGCGTTCCATTTAAGATGTTCAAGGGTGTAAAATGTCTCATTTTTAATCTTCAAGGGTCCCATTTAGAGTAGTATAAAATATTCGATTATTTTATACTATGTCGAACACTAACAATATATGTAATGATCCTGCTTATCAAAACATGCTTATACAAAGAACCCGATTTCAAATATTTAATATACCACCAATAAGATATAATAATTTATCGGATAATCCTTACGAACGAATCAATACAATTACCGGTAAAAAATTCACAAAATTTGATATAGATATGAGAAGAAAAGCCGAAATTTTGAAATATAAGCCAAATAAATCTAGCACACAAACAAACAATCTTACAAAAGCAGAAATATATGCACAAGCGGTGAGTGGTAAATATACAAAAAGAATATATATTATCAACAATCAAAGAGAAAGTGTATCATGTCCAGTAGATATAAAAATGCCATCTTCATCGTCGGATGTTCCTGGTCCTATAATTGATTTATATGAAGATGTAAATGTTCCTCTTTATAATTATAATAATACGATTGATAGAAATTATGGAGAATTAACACAAAATCCTTATTCTGGTAAGGATACATGGACTAGCAATATAATTTCAAATGTTCCATCGATTAACAATACCAACAAACTAAATGCAATTATTGCAAGTATCTATATTTATTATGCAGATGTTCCTTATAAAACGTTTTCGATTACTACGCCGATTTTATTACAAATTGATGGAACTCGAATAAAAACGCAAGACAGTAGTATGAATTTCATCATAAGTAATATTTCAACAAATATATTATTTAATAACAGCCCTATAAATTATAGTACTATTACGAATACTATAAACAATAATTCTACTCAAACATTTAATATTTCAATTAGTTCAAATTCATTCTCGAGAACATTTTATTTAGGATTATTAAAAATAACAAATATAAAATTACCTTTTCAAAAAGGATTTATATTTGATATTCAACCCGTAATTACTTTTTCAACAAGTAGCAATGTTACGATTACTTCAACAACAATTATTTGTAATGTCGACCCTAGACCGACTAATTTGAATAACAAGTCTTATCAAACTCCAACTATTACTGCAATATAATATTTGTATATTCTTTATTTAACATATATAATGCTCTTGAGATTTTCCATTCTAAATCATCATCATATGTTTTTATATTTGATTCAATTTCTTTCATTTTTTGTATAATTACATTTGTCATTTCTTCATAAATCGAACAAAATATTTCGACTTCTTTCATATATTCTTCTAAATGTGTACGATGCAAATAATGACAGAAAAAATCGTCTAATAAAAAATTCGGATATTTGATATAAACCCTTGAAGAATTAAAATGGGACATTTTAATTTGTAAAGGGTCAGATACCAGTAACGATTTACACCGATGAACATTTGAATTGGAACGGTCATCTTTGATGACCGTGCTTTTCAATTGATTTATCGGTAACGTTGCCCTTGACACATCTAGTGGAACGCCTAAAGGCGTTCCATTTAAGATGTTCAAGGGTGTAAAATGACGCCCTTTGGTGGCGTCCAATTTTAAATCTTCACTTGTATAAATATCATTTGTATTTTGGGAATATGTTGAAAATATCGAAGTCGAAGAAAAAATCGTATATACTTGATTTAATGATAATAAAATCTTTTTATACCTATTTATATTTTCCTTTTTATCGTTTTTATCGTTTTTATCGTTTTTATTTATATTTTTATTTCGAGAACATGTTTCTTGTATCCATCGAATATTTTCGATAATTTGAGAACCATCGATTGAAATATTTTCCAATTCCTGTTTTTCTTTTTTATATTTTTCAAGAGTATTTTCTAATTCTTGTTTTTCAAATAGAATTTCTTCTATTGTTCTATTTTTACAAAAATATTTTGTAATTAGGTTTTCAACATATTCATTATTTGCATATTTACAATGTCTTATTTTGTCTATTTTAAATAATGTTAATTCTTCAGAACAACAATGTTCTTCATGAACCGTATTAATTCCACATATCATATTTTCTTTCACATAAATATCTAATAATTCGTCATTATCAATCGTCGTTTCTATTTTTTTTATAATTGAAATAGGTTTGTATTTTTGTAAATAATTATAATATATTTCTGCTTCTAATAAAATACGTTCATCTGATTGTTCTTCAGAATGAACATCTGAATGTTCATCTGAATTATTATTTTGAGAACGTACATATAAAAAAATCCGGTTTAATTCCAAATTCAAACAATAAATTATCATTATAATAAATAATATCTACTATTTATTATATTTTCAAACAAACATATTATCTTTGTGTAAATGTAGGATTCAAACACATTTGTTGTGTTGGAAATAATTGACCAGACATACATTTATCTTGGTCACCAACGCCAATACAACCTCTAGCACCATTATATTCCCCCACTAAACACCATTGATTTTTTGATGATGCAGGTGATGTTTGAATCGGACTTGTGCTGGTATCTGGATCCGGCTGATTTGGTGCGGTTGTTGGCGGTTGATTAATTGCAACATCGATATTACTAGAATCCGATGATTTACCACTTGCTTTAACTAATAATTCGCCAACAGATTGGACTGTATCATGTGCTATATCAATTCCAACTTTTGATGCATCTGCTAAAACATCGGATGATTTATCTATGACTGTTCCGGATGCATATCCTAAATCAGATAATCCTTTAGATACAACCGGATTAAATATATTAGTGATATATTGAAGAACATTTCCAAAAATAGTAAATACATTTATTCCTAAAAGCGATAAAAATAAAATAACAGCTAAAATAATTATAATAATATTTTTAAAAGAACCACTTGATTCACTTATTTGTGGTGGCGATTCAAATGTAGGATTATCCATTTCTATAGTATAAAGATATATTTCTTATATAGAAAAATATAGATTCTTCGTTTGACTTTTATATATATTTTATTTTTTTATTATAAATGGGATTTTTTAATATATTGGAAACCTTTTTCTTTATTAGTTTAGCCATAACATTCGTATTAATCATGATGTTAGTATATCATTTTAAAGGGCGAATTACTGTTTTAGAACAAAAATGTGATACTATGTTTGATATTATGAATAATATTGTAAAGGAATTGAGAACTATCAAAATGAATTCTAATACACAAATGAATTGTATCCCAAATAATGAAACAATGATGTTCAATCAACATCATAATTTAGGAGAAATATTTAAACAATTTCGTAATAATGTCGATATAGATATTGATATCGATGTCGATGACATGGATGAAATGGACGGTATCGATGATGACGATGAAAATGATGATATTGAAGTTGATATTCCTGATGATAATGATAATGTAGTAAACTTTGAAAAAATAATTGTATCAGATACAGAATATGAACAACCAATTAAAATCATAAACATTGATTTTAATAGTGAAAATAATTTAGACGAATTAAATGAAGTCGATGAACTAGAAGTCGATGAACTAGAAGTTGACGACGATGAACCAAATAGTGAAGATGTATTTACACCTGATTATAAAAAAATGGATACGAATTATTTGAGAACAATGGTAATTTCACGTGGTTTAGCAACAGATACAAAAAAATTAAAAAAAAACGATTTAATTAAACTTTTAGAACAATCAGAACAATAAGGAAAACCCGTAAATAAATGATAGCTTTAAAAAATAAAAAAAAATTAAAAAAAATAAATAATGTATATATAATATAATGTTCTCAGAACCTCAAAATTATGATGTAGCATATCCAAATGTAAAAGAAACAATACCTCAATCAAGATTAGGTTATCATTCCAATAATAAATATGCGGGTTTTCCTCCATTAATGATGGATGGACGCACCATCACTGCTTCGTGGCAACCTGAAGCGGTTTTAAATTCACATCTATTAAAAGAAATTAACGTTGAAACAAACTGGCAATATCGTCAATATATGATAAAAAATGCCAAAGATATTATGAAATATAATTGCACTCAATCTGCCACTGATTCTGGTTATATAAAAAGATATGCTGATTTAGAAAATAATTCTTATTCGACACCATATATTTCAAATTCATATGTAGATAATACTAAACCAAGTGGATTTCAAACAAGTGATCTAAAAGAATTATATTTAACGAGAGAACAATTACAAGCACGTATGGTTGCTCCAGAAATTACACAAGAAGAATTCATCACACGATTAAATAAATAAAATTGAATGACATTTTTATTATCATTTTTATTTCATTATAAATTAAATTATATAACTTACAACAATGAATAGCGAAATAGATACAACTGAAATACACGATATAATGTTTCCTTGTGATATCCTTCATGGTGATGATATCCTTCATGGTGATGATGAATATAGAGAACTATTTACACATAATTCGAAAGATATGCCACCTGTTCCACCTGAAGACAACGATGACGACGACGAAGACGAAGAAATAAACCTAATTGTATATCCTTATAATCCAGATTTTAGTTTTATCAAAGATAATAATACAAAAAACATGATTTCAAGCGCATATAATTGTGTTATGAATAAACAAGATGCATGGCAAAATATAAAAAAATTTACAGGAGAATCATACATGTTTTCGAAAGACAAAAAAATAAACCAATTAATGAATTATATAGATAGTATGTATGAAGGTGGACATAGTGGCGCATCTATCGGATGGACAATGCGTCAAATCGAACGTATCGCTTATATCGGATTTGATAAATTCAAATCTGAATGGATAATGATAAATAAAATGAAAGAAAAAGAAATGAATAATGGTGACAACTAAATATAAAATATAAAAATATTACATATAAAAAATCAAATATCCGAATCAATGTTGATATGTATTGGGCAAATACATATTAACTATTTTTTTTGTAATAATATAGATATAAAATACATTAAAGTGTATTATAATGAAAATTATTAGTTTTGATGTTGGAATAAAAAATATGGCATATTGCATTTTTTTATTGAACGATACAGAGAACGATCCATTCAAAATAATGGATTGGAATGTAGTATCTTTATTGGAAGAAGAAAAACCCAATTTGTTTTGTAATGCGATTTCTTCGAAAAAGGTTCTCAAAAAACAAAAAAAAGAAACAAAAACAAAAAAAGTGCCAGAATCAGAATCAGAACAAAAATTATGTTGTCGTATTGGAAAATTTAAAAAAGGAACGAATATTTATTGTGATAAACATTCAAAAACCCAACAAGAATGGTTAATACCTGAGAATAGGTTCTCTCAAAAAACATTAAAAAAAACAAAAATAGAAGATATGATAAAATTAGCTTCTGAATTAAAATTAGAGAACATTGGTAAAAAGCGTATAGATATATTGACAACATTTGACGATTTTCTAAAAAACAAATGTTTAGAACCGGTGATAGCCGTCAAAAACAAGAGTGCAGGAGATATTGATTTAGTATCCATTGGAAAAAAAATGAAAGAAGTATTTGATAATGTTCTCAAAGAACATAAAGATATTAGTTTGGTTCTCATTGAAAATCAAATATCACCATTAGCAAATCGAATGAAAACAATACAAGGAATGTTATCACAATATTTTATTATGCAATATAATACAATTTCTATAGAATTTATTTCATCATTTAATAAATTGAAAACATTTGCTTTTTCTATAAAAAAAGAGACAGAAGAAGTCACACAAAGTCAAAAATATAAGAATCATAAAAAGGATGGTGTTTATTATTCAAAAATGGTTCTCGAAAACAATCATTGGGTTTCAAATAATAATCGTTGGACATTGGAATCATTAGAATCTAAAAAGAAGGATGATCTGGCAGATTGTTTTTTACAAGGATTATGGTATTTAATAAAAATAAAAAAAATAGAAATGAATGAAAAATATATAATTACAAAATTATTACAAAATAATATTTGAGAACATGAGAATATAAAAAATAGTTAAATTGCGTAGGACTTAAAAATATTTATTGTAAGAATAACATAAATGGAAGTAATTGATTTAGGATTAAGTGATTTAGACCAAGTTTCTATAAGTTTTAAAGATGAACCATCTTCTAATAGAAATTCACTTGGCGACGGTATTGAATTATTAATGAATGATAAAAAAAAATCATCGAGTGGTTCAATGAATATAGATTTAGGTGAATTAGATAAATTAGAAGATGAATTGAATGATTTATCGAAGTCGGCAGATACAAAATCAATCGGTGGTTTAGGTGGCGGATTTAGTTCATTTTTTGGATTCGGAAAAGATAAACAGGCAAATGCGAATGCAAATGCAAATGTGGATACATCTTCATCAAATATCGGACAAGCCACCGCTGATAGTATGGGGAATACAAAAACATGGGATGGATTTTCAAAGTTGAATGATGTTCAACCAACCGAATCATATTCATCGTCATCCAAGATGTCAGACCGTGAAAAGAGAAGAAAGAAACGTATGATGATAAAAAAAATAAATGAATGGTATGATAAAGGTCTTATTAAAAACAATCCTCATTATACAATAGAATCGAATTATGAAGAAGTGGAAGATGAATATGAAACAACATTAGAAGAAAAACGTAAAAAAGACAGTATTAAATTGCAAGGATGGTGGTTTATGACAGCAGTGAATTCAATTGAATATGCAAACTCCGCATTTAATCCATTTGATATTAATTTGGATGGTTGGGGTGAACAAGTCAATGAAGATATTGATTCGTATGAAGAAATATTTTCAGAACTTCACGATAAATACAAGGGTGGAAAATTGTCTCCTGAAATTTCTCTTTTATTACGATTAGGATTTTCAGCAGCTGTTGTAAATTTCACAAATAAAGCATTATCTTCTGCTACTCCAGCATTTAATGATGTTATTAAACAAAGTCCTGAACTAATGAAAATGTTTACAAATGCAACTGTAAGTAGTATGTCACAGGCTAGTCCGGGATTTAATTTTGCAAATAATATGATGAAAGATGCGACTGGTCCATCGATGAATATGGGACCACCACCTGCACCTGTTGAAACAAAAACGATGCCGTTTTCTGGTCAAAGACCGGGAAATAATACAATGAGTTCAAATAGACCGGATATATCGATGGGTCGTGGTGCTGCACCATCATCAGGTGGTATTGATATTAATCAACCATATGAACAGGTGAATAATAGTCGACCAATGAATATGCAACAGCCACCACAAAATCAATTTCGCAATGAAATGAAAGGACCACAAAGAGATATTGACAGTATTCTATCTGGATTAAAAACACGAACGGTTGATATTCATCCTCCTCAAAATCCACAAAATCCTCAAAATCCACAAAATCAAATGAATACAAATGCAAATACAAATATTCAAGAATCTGAATCTGGTGTTTTTGATGATTCCATGATTTCGATTTCAAGTTTGAAAGATATGCAAGATGCCAATATGCCAAAAAGAACACGCCGACGTAATAATTTATCTAGAGGCAATACAATTTCATTAGATATATAATAAATAAATATTTTATGCGTATTTTAGGAAAATTTAGTGTGTGTTTATGTATTATATTATGGATAAATATAATACATATAAAACTCTTGTAGATACTGCATTTAAAAATGCGGAAAACAATATTTCAAAAATTACGAATGATATTATTGACATGGAAGGAATGACAGGAACAAAAACAAGGCATTTTTATAATAATATGTTGAATACAGAAGACGCAAGATATTTAGAAATAGGAACATGGAAAGGTAGTTCTGTATGTTCGGCAATGTGTGGAAATAAAGCACATGTATTATGCATAGATAATTGGAGTGAATTTGCCGGTCCGAAAGATGAATTTTTATATAATTTTGAAAAATTCAAAGGAGATAATAACGCCTCATTTCTTGAGAAAGATTGTTATAAAGTGGATGTTTCATTATTACCGAAATTCAATATTTATATGTATGATGGAAATCATTGGGTCGAAAGTCATTATAAGGCATTATCACATTATTATAATTGTTTAGATGATATATTTATTTTTATTGTAGATGATTGGAATTGTAAAAGGGTAAGAGAAGGAACATTCAATTCTATCAAAGATTTGAATTTAAAGGTGTTATATGAAAAAGAAATTGGATCAACTTTTGATAATTCAGTTACTAACTTATCACAAGAATGGTGGAATGGTATGTATGTATGTATTTTACAAAAACCAAATAATATAATGATTTCAATAAATATTAATTATTATAATAAATCAACCGAATTATGTGAAATTGGGAAAAAATATGATACAGATAAATCATCACAAAGAAATAATCCATCGGATTATAGACATTGTCATCCATATACATTATTTTATGATGGATTGTTTAAAAATAAAAAAAATGAACATTTAAAAATTGCAGAATTAGGTATTTTAGATGGTGCATCATTACTCATGTGGAAAGAATATTTTCCAAATAGTGAAATATATGGATTTGAATATGAAAATGAATACATAACAAATTTCAAAAGAAAATGTGATAATGACAGAATAACTCTTGTAAATACTGATGTAAAATATAAAGATAATATTATAAAAGTATTTGGAGAAACAAATGTATTGTATGATATTATTATTGATGATACAACACATCAATTTGACCATCAAATCACAATTATTGAAAATACATATAAATATTTAAAACCAGGTGGAATATTAATTATTGAAGATATATTTAAATCATATAATGAGAAAGATTATATTGATAGATTAAAACCTATATTACACAATTTTCAAAATTATTATTTTGTATCACTTGATCATGAAAATAGAAATTCAACTGGATGGGATAATGATAAATTATTTATATTGGTAAAAGGTGGTAATGAACCAATTTTTACACCTTTGCATGTATTGATTTCATGATACTAAAATAATTATTTTGTCATTTGAGTTTTTATTATAATAATCCAGTGTTACATATACGCCAATTTAAATTCGTCTACCGTCATAATGGGGATTCCATTTTTTTCGGCAAAAATAGTTTTATTTGATGCGACTCCTTTTGATTGTACAATGAGAACAAAGACATCTTTTTTCATTGTATCCTCCATAATAATTCCATTTTTTTTCATAAATTCAATAATTTCGGCATCTCTTACTTTTGTCATAACAATTTTTTTTCCAAATAATGCATGTTTATTCGCAGTGACGTTGTTTACAATCACATTATTTACAATCATATTGTTTACAATGACATTATTGTTTAATGTAATGTTCTCTAATTTATATTCTAATTGACATTCTTTCAAGAATAAAATAAAGTTCGGAATATTTTTTACAAATTCATGTGCGTTTTCTTTACCAATTCCATCGACCTGTCTCAACATTTCTTCTTTTGTTTCATTTGATTCATTACTCGTTAAAATCGCAGGATATTTTGATAAAATCATTTGTATTTTACGTTCTCCTAATCCTCTTCCCATTTTCCCTGACGCAATGATAATATCAATTAATGTAGCCTTTTCAACCTTTTCTTTTATACTATAAAATATTTTTTCAGACATTTTTCGTTTGAATCCTTCTACCATTTCAAAATCGGCAATACTCATTTTCAATATTTGAGGAACTGTCGTTTTTCCAATGGCAAATAACTTTTTTATATTTCCTTTTGCTAAACCTTCCACTTCTAAACCAACAAAAAATGACGCCACGTTTTTTTCTTGTACCGTAATATCATCATTCGGGTTCTCTAATAATATATCTACATGTGTTTTATTCCATATATAAGAAACCGTTGGCATCTTTGCTTTTTCTGATTGTGTAGTAACAGATTTAATATATGGAATCACATCACCCGACCTTACCATTACAATAATAGAACCAATACCGATTTTGTTATCTTCAATAAATTTACCGTTGAATCCTGTTGCATATTCAATACGAACACCTGCTAATTGTATTGGTTCAATTCTGACGCGTGGTTTCAAATATCCATCTTTACTTGCTTCCCATAAAACATCTACAACTTTTGCTTCTGCGACTTGATCAGACATTACCATTTTAAAGGCAAATGAATGTTCTGGATTACCTGATTGTCTTGTATATATTGCATTATTGGAAACAATTATGCCATCGATTTCATATTCATGATTTTTACGCCAATCAATCAATATGTCAGACAATAATTCATTGGTTAATGTATTCTCTATTTTATTAAATACAACTTCTAATCCTATTTTTTGTAATATTTCCATTTGTTCTCGTGGTTTCATTTGAGGTTCGATTATTTCATATGTAACAAAATGTAAATCAGTCGTTTTTTCATCAGTTATTTTACGATTCACAATTCCTGATACCAAATTACGGGCATTTGCGAATTCTTCCATATATTTTGTTTTAAATATTGATTTTGGGATAATAAGTTCTCCACGAATTGCCATATTTTTTTGTATTTTTGGTAATTTTAGTATATTTATTAAATGAGAAATATCTTGACCGATATGTCCATTTCCTCTTGTATACAATTTGTATGTATTTGATTTATCACAAATATACATTGCTGAAACACCATCTAATTTACATGATAAAATATATGGACCTTTATATTTTTCTACCCAATTTTTTAGAGAACCTGAATCTGGTTTTATTTTATCCATTGATGGCATTTCATATGGCAATGTAATTTTATTTTTCGATTGTATTGGTGGTGGTGCGCCGATTTCTTCTAGAATCGCATTTTTTGGGTATCGATTCGATATATATTCTTTTATAATATCATATTCATTATCTGATAATATTGTATTGTTCTCATTATAATATTGATGATTCGCTGTTTGAACGAGTTTGATTAATGTATTCTCATTTATTTGTTCGAGAACTGATATTCCATGCGTTTTAAATTCTTGAAGAATTTCTGTCATTTTTTTGATGTGTTCATTGTTTAAATTGTTGGAATTGTTGGAATTGTTGGAATTGTTGGAATTGTCTGTTATTGGTACAACACTGCGTCCATCAACCCTTTCTATCGGTGTTTTATATTCTAACTTTAAAAAATCAAATATAGATTTTTCATCTGTAAATGTATGATCAATAAGTTGGCCTTTTATACCATCTTTACTATTTGATAATCCATGTTCATTCAATGAATAACCTTGTTGTAATGCATATCCACGCATTACTGTATTAAATCCTTTACTACCAGTAAAATATAAGATTGAAAAAGGATACTCTTCGATGGTTGAATAAAGAAAATCGGTTCGTCTATATGTATCAGAATTGGGTATTTTTGAAATAACCAAACATTTATTTTTACCTCTAGATAAAATTTCAACAATTATTTTTTGTGAAATTAATGAATTTATAAAATTCTCAAACATATTTTGAGAACCATTTGAATTCGAATTCGAATTCGAAGTTATTATAACATCTATATCTCCTGAACTAGATAATCCACGTCGATAACTACCAACTATCTCATAATGGCAATTATTTGTAGCAATTTTTTCAAATATTTTTTTGAATATTTTATTATATTCATCTATTTCCATTCTTGGAATTTGTTTCAAAATATCATCATAGTATTTTAATCCTTTTTTTTGAACATCATTGAGAACATCATTCTGTTTTTTTATTAATGTTTTTATATCTGTAATTCCATTTTTCACCAGTTCTTTGGCTTTTTGTGGTCCAATACCGTATACATTTGTTAAAATGATTTCTGGTTTATTTTCTTCTGCTTCAATACATGCAAGTTTTCCTGTTTCTAAATATTCTTTCACTTTATGTAACATTGATTCTCCTATTCCCGGTTTGCCTTTTACATCATTTATTGATTTTATTTCATATGGTATTGTTAAAATGGTTTCTTCTGCTTTTTTATATGCCTTTGAACGCATTGGTTCTCCATTTCTATTCATAATATCCGCCATTTTTGACATTGTTTTTGCTAGTTTTTCATTCATTCTTATTTATGGGTATTATATATCTTTCTTTTTATCTTTTTATCTTTTTATCTTTTTATCTTTTTATCTTTTTATTTTATTGTTCTCAAAAAAACATAATTTCATAAAATTGATTATCTTTTTTTCTTTTTTTTCTAATTTATATTAAATAAAACAATCAATCAATCATAACAAAATGTCAACTAACGCTGAAATTAACACTACTGAAATCATTGCCGAATTAGCAGGACAATATATTACTACAGATAATATTGTGAGTGCTGCCAAAGGTGCGACCAAAGGCAAAGGAAAAGGAAAAGGTGCGACGACGACTAAGACCAAAGGTGCCACGACTACTAAGACCAAAGATGCGACGACTTCTAAGACCAAAAGTGACAGGCATAAAACACCAGAATTGTCATATTTTACTGATGAAATTGCTTCTTGTTTCGACTTTGAACAATTCATTTTCAATGCATCTATTAAAATCCAACAACTTATTAATCGTAAAATTGAAGAAGCTATAGAAACATATAAAAAAGAATCGAATGTACTCGAACCTCTAGCAGTCGAACCTGTAGTCGAACCTGTAGCAGTCGAACCTGTAGTCGAACCTGTAGCAGTCGAACCTGTAGTCGAACCTGTAGTCGAACCTGTAGCAGTCGAACCTGTAGTCGAACCTGTAGCAGTCGAACCTGTAGCAGTCGAAGTCAAAAAAAAACGTTCCACTAAAAAAACCGAAAAACCAGTTGAAGAACAAATCGAAGTCGTAGTTGAGAAACCAAAACGAAAACGTGCTACTAAAAAACCAATCCAAGAACAAATTCAAGAACCAATCCAAGAAGAAATTCAAGAACCAATCCAAGAACCAATCCAAGAACCAATCCAAGAACCAATCGAAGAACCAGTCACAAAAAAACAACAAAGAAAACCAAAACGAGGTAATAATGATAAATGTATTAATGCTGATAAAAAAAATAAAAAATGTCTTCTCAAAAAAAAGGAAGTAGAAGTATCTGATTCTGATTCGGCAAAATCAGAAAAAGAACCAAAAAAAAATACCACACTTGTTTTAACTGAAGAACAACAACATGAATTACATGAATTATATGTAAATAATTATTCTGCAAAAGAAGCTGAAATGCCAAAACTACATGAATTTTATGAAGAGGAAAAGTCAGTGAATACATCTGATTTTGTTCAACCATTATCATGTATAGATGAATTGCAAGAAGAAGAATTATTATCAGATTTATCAGACATCGAATAAAAAATCATAACATAACATAACATAACATAACATAACATAACATAACATAACATAACATAACATAACATAACATAACATAACATAACATAACATAACATAACATAACATAACATAACATAACATAACATAACA